CAATATTACAATTTCCAAAGAGCAGCTTGAGAGCTGGCATCTTTTTATAGCCCTTCCATGTTACGATTCTCAAGTAACAGAACCATTTATGATGAGTCTTCTTCAGACTTGTCTTTATTTTAAAGAAATTGGATTAAAGTATTCAATTTGTACAATCTCAGATTCCTTAATCAACCGTGCTAGAAATAACCTCGTTGCAAAGTTTATGGGTAATCCAGATTTTACCCATATGCTATTTATTGATGTTGATCTTCAGTTTGATAAAGAAACAATCTTAAAGTTGATGTGGCACGACAAGGATGTAATAACAGCTTCTTACCCAATTAAAGAAATAAATTGGGATAAAGTAAAAGAAGGTGCAATATCAGATATTGCTCCGACAGATCTCATGGAGTATGCCACTAGATACGTTGTGCACATGACCAAACCCGGAGAAAACCAATTAAATATTGATAACGGAGCAATCGAATGCTATGAAGCTGGAACTGGCTTTATGCTTATCAAACGTCAAGTCTTTGATAAGATGTTTAAAAAATATAAAAAATTAAAATACAAAGACGATACAGGGGCATTGCACGGTAATGAGATAGAAAATGCGTACGCCTTGTTTAACTCATATGTTGATGAAAATGGAAGATTTTTATCTGAGGATTATGGTTTCTGTCGTTACTGGCAAAATATGGGTGGCAAAATATGGGTTGATCCAACAATCAATTTGACTCACTTTGGTCGAATAAAATATGTTGGCAGAATGCTAGAATTTTTGAAAAGAATAACCCAATAATTTCATAGTTTTCCTATTACTATATCTCTAGTTGTTTAAAATCTCACTCTAGGAGAGATATGGCCCGTTTAAGAATTGAAACTGCACCAGAAGTAACCGTACTCGATGAAGCCTTTGTTGTAAAGGCAGCATCTGGAGCAACAGCCCCATTAGTTGAATTTAAAGATTCAACAGGTAACGTCGTAGCCAATATAGCTGCAAATGGCATTTTGAATGTTACTTCAGTTGTTGCATCAAATGCAGGGACAGGTTCAACTGCTCTTGCTACAAGAGCATATGTTGATTCTGTAGCTGCAGGTTTAAACTGGCATGATGCAGTATCTCTTACAACAACAGCAGCCCTTCCAACATGCACTTATAATAATGGAACATTGGGAGTGGGTGCCTATCTCGAAGCTAGCGCTAATGGTATTTTGTCAGTAGATGGTTTTGAAGTGACTAATACTTATTCAATTTTAGTAAAAAATCAAGCGGACGCCAAGCAGAATGGAATTTATAGAGTAGATTCAAAAGGAGCAGCTGGCTCAAAATGGAAATTGATACGCCGTACTGATTCAGACAACAGCGTTTCCGGACAAGTAAGGGCAGGGGATGCAATTTATACTGTTTCTGGAACTACAAACATTGGACAAGGTTTTATATTAATCACACTTGGCACTGGGACTTCTGAAGATATCGTTTTTGGAACCGATTCTTTAACATTTACACAATTTACTGGTACCTCAAGCTTTACTGCAGGTGCTGGTCTAGTTGTTAATGGAAATGAATTATCAATAGCCACTTATGATAATTCAGCTATTGTTATTAGTCAAGATTACATTAACCTTGGATCTATAACAGTTTCAAGTACTACAGGTTCAAACACGACTCAATTTCTTAGTAATATTTCCGTAGACACATATGGAAGAGTAACAGGTGTACAATCTTCTGGCGTTTCGTTTACAGGGTATGCACCATTAAATGCTCCAGCTTTTACTGGTAACGCAACAGCGTCTACAGCAGTTGCGGGTGCAAATACAACTCAAATAGCTACTACCGCTTTTGTTGCAACTAGCTTTGCTCCATTAGCTAGTCCAACACTAACTGGAACTCCATCTGCTCCAACAGCAGTTGACGGAACTCAAAGTGCACAAATTGCCACAACACAATTTGTTGCAAACGCAGCTTCTACAGCGTACTCTAATGCATTAAGCAATGCGTCGTCTACTTATATTGCAAAATCATTAGTTACGACTAAGGGAGATGTAATAGTTGCTACTGCTAGTGCAACTCCAGCAAGACTTGGTGTTGGAACTAATTCCCAAATATTAAGAGCTAATTCTTCAACAACATCAGGCCTTGAATGGGGTACTATCTCTCCAGTTATTACCCTTGCTGGTGATTTAACCGGAAACGTTACTCTAACAAATTTGGGTAACGCAACACTAACTGCAACAATTGCAGCAGACTCTGTTGCTCTTGGCACAGATACAACAGGTAATTATGTTTCAGATGTATCAGGTGGTACTGGAATCATAGTCACGCATACGCCCGGTGAAGGCTCAACCCCATCAGTTGCCATTAACACTGCTGTGACAGCAGATTTAACAACAGCTCAAACTATGTCTAATAAGACTATGGCGTCACCAATTTGGACGACTCAGGCAACTACAACAAGTTCTACATTTAGTCTTATCAACACAACAGCTACAACTGTAAACTTTGCTGGTGGAGCTACAACATTAAACATAGGAAATTCTTCTGGTAATACCTCATTAAGTGGAAACTTAACAGTTGGCGGAAGCTTAATTGTCAACGGTACTAATACTATAATCAATGCCAATACATTGGTTGTTACAGACAAAAACATTGAAATGGCTAACGTTGTTACACAAACAAATACAACTGCTGACGGCGGCGGAATTTTGCTTCATGGTGCAACCGATAAAACATTTTATTGGTACGATGCCACAAAAGCTTGGACTTCATCTGAAGACTTAGATTTGGTAAGCGGTAAGGTTTACAAGATTAATAATACAACAGTTCTTACTTCCACCCAAGTTCTTGGTAAAGCAGTTCCTTCTGGAACAATTGTTGGAACTTCAGATACCCAAGTTCTTTCTAATAAATCCTTTACTGGCGGTATAACTTATAACGGTTCAACTTCAGGAACTGTATTATTGCAAGCAAATGCTACAGCAGGTACAACTACAATTACATTACCAGCAACTACTGGAACCGTGGTAACAACAGGTGACACAGGAACCGTAACCAGCACTATGATCTCTGACGGTACAATAGTTAATGCTGACATATCTTCAACAGCAGCAATTGACCCAGGCAAGATAGCTGACACTACATTAAATCAACAAACAACCAGCTACACCTTAGTGTTAACAGATAAGAATAAGATGGTTGAAGTTTCTAACGCTTCTGCCACAACCCTTACTGTTCCAGCAGATAACACCGTAAACATGGCTACTGGAGCTACTTTAACAATTCTTCAAACCGGAGCTGGTCAGGTAACGATAGCTGGAGCTTCTGGTGTAACAGTAAGTGCCACACCCGGACTAAAGTTGCGTACCCAATGGTCATCTGCTACACTTATCAAGAGAGCAGCAAATACATGGGTTGCCCTAGGAGACTTAAGCGCATAATATGGTTACTTCAAATAATAATGACGGACAAAAGTCCAAAAGAAAAAAAGCTAAACCAACTATAGCTGCTCGGAGCTACTCAAGCAACAGCTAATACAGCGATAACTAGCGCAGGATTTGTTGTAGGAACTGTAACACAAGTTTCAACTTCGAACCCATCTGATCCAAACTTAAACTTAGTAGCAACTGCGGTAACAGATACTTCTGTTGCTCCAATGGGTTCAACAATTAATTACAGTATTACTGCGCCCTTTTTCCCGCCATACTTTCCGCCATACTTTCCGCCATACTTTCCGCCATACTTTCCGCCATACTTTCCGCCATTCTTCCCACCGTTCTTTCCGCCGTATTTCCCCCCATTCTTCCCACCATTCTTCCCACCGTTCTTTCCACCATTCTTCCCACCATTCTTCCCACCAGCTTTTAAGTAGGAAAAACAAAATAATTTACAGATTATTATAATAATTCTGTTATCGTATAGAATGAAGGAGTAGTAAATCTTTCACCGGCTATTATCTTTTTGACGCCGTGTAAATAATTGATATCTCCAGGATGGGCTACGGCTAAACCTGGTTCTGGCTTAACTAAAATATCATGTTGAGGATAATATAATTCTCCACCCTCAAAGTCATCATTATAATAAATTAATGAGTTTAAATCATAAGTAGGGAATGGATTTGGTGAACCATCGTTTAATTGCTTATCCGCATGAGGTTGTTGCTCTATTCCAGGAAACCATCTGATGATAACTGGTGGTCTAGCGAATAGACTTACATTAAATTGATCTTCTAAAAATAATTTCATTTTATAAATATATTTATTTACAAGATTATAAATATTTAAATTTATTTTTTTAAGAATATCTCCGCTGCACTGTCTATTTGCCCAGTAAGAGGCATCGTATGTGCAAACCCCATTATCATCGTAACTATTTTCTCCAGAATCAATCCATTCATTAATTGTTGGTAAAAATTTTTGTATTGTTTTTAAATCATCTAATTCAACAAAATTTTTAATTATCTTTACGTTTTCTGCCGAAGAACCAAAATGACCTGGTAGAATTAATGATTCATTACTAGAGTTAGTCACAGTAACCTCACTGATTGATATTTATGATATACTCATAATAGCATAAACTAAAAATGAACGGAGATAAAATGGAATACTTCCATATTGGGTCGTGCAAAGAACCACAAGATAATGCCAAATTCGGAATCTATTTATATAGAGGGGCATTTGAAGATAATGTTAATATTCCTGAAAGACTTGAAGCAACCATAGGGGAAAGCACCCACGAACTATTTAAGTGGTCAGATGCCTTAGTTGGTTATAACGAAAAAAAACCGGACTATAGAGATTGTGTAGACTTGAAAATGAGCCCAGCTCACTGGCAATATTTAACCCCAGAATTTGAAGAAGTTCGAAATTGTTATGAGGATACAGAAAAAGCAATCAAAAAATGTCTAACTCATTATCAGTCTATGTACAATTTTAAGATGGATTTTATGGAAGCAATTAATTTTGTTAGATATAAGCCAGGGCAACATTTTGAAGTACATTCAGATCACGGTTTTTCTTATACTTGTACAGTTTCTTCTGTTGCGTATCTTAATGATGATTATGAGGGTGGAGAATTATGGTTCCCATATTTAAATATTGCTTTTAAAGCACAAAAGGGTGATATTGTTTTGTTTCCATCAACCTACATCTACTCTCATGCATCACTTAAAGTTACAAGCGGTGTTAAATACAGTGCTGTAACTATGTTTGATTATAATGACAATAACCATAAACAGCCAATTGGTTACGCAATTGATGGTCAAAAAATTGAACCTGAGTTAGGTATTTCTAAAGGGAATAATCAACCACTGATGTACGAGCGTCCTAGTTAATTATATGACTAAGTTAACTCTGCTTAGAACTACTCAAGAACCACCAGAAATAAAACAATCTCGATTAAAAAGAGATTGGATGGATGACACGTATAACAAACACGCCTATCAATGTCTTCCATTAACGGTAGCAAATGTAACTGGTTGGGAGTTGCTTTTACAACAAGATGTAGTAGTTCAATGGGATGGTGGAAACACTGTACCTAAAGTTTTAGAAGGAGAAAAAATAGGTGACAGATCAATAGTTATACCTAGTATCATTGGGATGATGTCATTTATGACAGGTTGGGCATTCCATACAGAAGACGGTTATAGTACATGGATAAGTGGATCTCCAAATTATTTTGTAGATGGTGCTGTCCCGCTTACAGCTTCAATACCAAGTTATTGGTGGCCAGATGAATTCAATATGAATTGGAAAATTACAAAAGTTGGGGAGCCTGTAATTTTTCCTGCCGGCATGCCAATAATGCATTTTATTATCTATCCAAACGAACTGTTCCAATCAACCGAAGTCTCAATAGAAAATCTTTGGGATAATCAAAAATTAATGGATGATAGATTTGCTTACGGTCAAGCTAAAATGAAAAACAATGAACAGAATCCATGGACATGGACAAAAGGAATAAAAACTGGTTTAAATGAAAAAGGAGAAAGAATAGGTCCAGCTTTTGACGGTTTTCCAAAGGTTAAAAATCCTTATGAAAATAAACAATCATGATTTTAACGCAGGAAGAAAAAAATAGCATAAAACAAAAAGCAGTAGTTTATTTAGAAAATAAGATCGATAGATTATCGGATCTGATAAATGCTGCTGACCCAACTAAATCAGAGTTGTACTATAGGTCTACGCAATGCCTAGATAAACAAAAAAATATATTAAATAATTTAAAATGAATTCAAAACAAATTAGCGAAGAACCAATCCATGAATTTGTTGAGATCATGGATCAAACGATACCTTCTTACTCAGAAGAAGAAGGTAATATCGTCATGCAAAACGGCGGGACAACAAGAGAATATGTTCTAACCAAAGATTTTGCAGAAAAAAACAGATATATAATTCTTCCACTTTCCCCAAAAATAGAAGATTTAATCTAATGTATGACGTTGATAAAGACTTAGAATACCTAAATACACAACTTGCTTTGTATATCTGTATAATTGGATTAGATATAGATAGGGCTGAAACTTATTCAATAGATGATTTAATTGAGCAAGCCAGAATCATTACGGATATACCCATAGTAGAAATAGATTCAGGTAGCCTAGAAGGCTTGCAAGAGCCAATATTTCTTTTTTTAAAAAATCAAAGAATTGCTCTTATAGCAAACATAAGAAGACTTTGGTATATGCGTTCGATTGCGTTAGGGGCAAAAAATGAACTATGAGATAAATTATTTTGAAAATTTAGTAAAATTAATTAAATACTTAGATATTGAATCTGTTAAAGATTCCATAGATAAAAGTAAAAAAATAAATGAATATTTAAATTCTTTATCAATAGACAAAAGAAAAATAGCAGTTGGTATGGATTTTATGATTTGGTATTTTGATGTTTTCAGTAAGGATAGTCATTTTTGGAACGTAAATCCTGCTTACTTCTACGCAGCAAATACACATGAGTTTGGTTTTTTAACCGCAAAGCCAAAAACATCACTAATGACACTTCCAGCTTTTAATACTGGCTTGGCTAACCTAATGCAAAAAAGGTCTAAACTAACTTTATTAAATAATTATCAATTAAATCTATTTGAAAAGTTTATAAAAACTGACGATTGGAATTATGATACAGTCACAATGCAGCAGATTGAACATGGCGATAGTCCAACATACGATTTTATATGTATGAGTCTGCACGATGTCGTACATCGTCCTGAGTTAACGATTAAATTTTTTGATACACTTAATGCTAATGGAACATTAATGATGTTGTATACTGGTATGGATTCTTTATATCAGGATCAATCAATATATACAGATATATATGAGGTTCATGATACTTTAAAAAATATCAAGAATTCAGTAGTTTACCATAACCCAACAGGAGCAGCAGTTACTTACACAGTAAAACTGTAGTACTATTTAAATATGATTGTAATAGATGATTTTATTAGAGATAAAAATTTATTAGAGGAAATAGAAACTACTCCTAATTTTTTTCCTGAATCGATGGGAAATGAAGAGCGTATAGCAACTGTTTTAAATGGTTATCATGACGAACAATGCGACTGCTTTGCTCCATATATGTTTTGGGATGGTTGGCTTAAATCAGAAGCCGATACTCCAAGAAAAAGACTAATTAAAGCAATATGGGAAAACAATCTTCCATTTCCAATTGAAGAATTATGTGGATTTGAATATTGGACGAGAACGTTTAAGCCAGGTCAATTTTTAGACATTCATGTAGATGAAGATACATTTTTGTATGCAGATAAAAAAGTGTTTAGGGGACCAAAAATTGGGTGCGTTTACTATCCTCACACAAATAATGTTGTTGGTGGATTCTTGGAAATGCACCCAGTTGCAGTATCAGAAGATACACACGAAGCACTAGAGAGACAAAATATGGAATCGTTAGTTGTTCCAATTGAATTAAGAGAAAGAATAGCTTGTCAGCCAAATAGATTAATTATATTTGACGCAGGGCACGTAATACATAACACGACCCCTCCAATTTCTGGGACAAGAAGAGTTGTAGTCATTAATGTATGGCATAAAGATAGTCCACCAAGCGCACATGCTAACAGAAAATTTTACTATGAATGATGTAAGTCATAAGCCTAGAATTTCTGTTTTTACAGATTTTTTGCCTGAAGATCAATGGAAGGTTGTAGAAAAATATTGCAGAGACAATAAGGAAAAATTTCCTTTTGTTGGATATGATTCTCCGGTTAGATGGAAAATAGAAACACATTCAAAACATCCAGAACTTAGATATGTTAAATCATTTTTAATAAGTGAAGAAGAGTATGAATTATACGTAAATGGCAAAATATCGGAGCCATACCCTAATGATACTAAACACGGCGATAATTATAATATATCCATGAAAGTTTTTGATGAAAAAGATAAGCATGAAAAATCACCTGAAGATAAATATACGTCTTTAATACATTATGAAAAATGGCCAGATAACGTTTTACAGGGCGCAACGTTTGACGCACTAACAGACTATTTAAATGGAGTTGTTAAAATTGTTAAAGATATTTATGAGGTAGATTGCTTCAGCGAGAGTGGTCCTTGGATAGCAGTAGCAAAAGAAGGCGGTTACATGAATATGCACTGTGATGGAACATTTATACATAACCGAAATGCAGTGACACACTTTTCTTCAGTTTATTACATAAATGACGATTATGAAGGTGGAGAATTTAACATGCCTTTAATGGGTTTTAAAATTAAACCAAAAGCCAATTCATTATTAATTTTTAGTCATTCATCTCACGAGGATATGGCCCATGAGGTAACTCCAGTTATATCAGGAGATCGTTTTGTATCTCAAGGTTTTTTTGCAATTGTGGTATAATTATTGTTCTTTAGAGACAAGGAATACATATGCAACTAGGTGAATTTGATGAAAATAAAGCCAAAGAACAGGCAAAAGCGTATTTATCTAAATCTATATTTACTTTAAGCCATATACTGAATATAGATTCAAGTGGAGTATTTGAAGATACTCCAAACCCATTTGGGTTAGATAGTCCCATGCATCAAGGTTTTGAGTGTTTGAGAGTTGAAATACTTGCTTATAAAAAATTGGTAGGAAATTAAAAATGAGTAGCATAGACAACAGTGGAGAACAAATTGATTGGCTCTCTAGAAAAGGTGAATCGGTAACCGATTTTTCAGACTGGGATAATGAAATAATAGAGTGGGATTCCTCTACGGGAATATATTATGTTGCTGGCAAACCAGTTAGTATGTGTCAAGGTGTTGCCATGTTCAAGCCAGAAGAAGTTAATAACCATGATCAAACAAAATAGAAAGTATAATCCATATGCAGATCTTAGCCTACGTAGCTGTCACCTTGCTTCTTTATTGTATATTCTTGGCATAGACAGAAAAGAATTCCAATCAATATCAATTGATGATTTAGTAAATATTATTCGCGACAGATATATATATAAACATGACATATCAACTAACATAGCTTCTCAAGAATATATTAAAAAACAAAATATTCTTTTAACCAGAAATATAAGAAGAGCATGGTTTGACGTTCAAGTAGCTCATTATGAGGTAGAAAATGACAAGTGAAAAAAGATATGAGCCACAGATGTCATTTGATTATACTAAGTGGTTTTATGATTGGAGAGATTACGCAAATGAATCAACAAAAACTGATGGACCAGAATCTGTATCAATATCTAACTATCTATTTAATATAATAGGTGTAGACAGAAGAAATATCGCTACAGGTGGAGCAAGTGATTACGAATTTGTGATTCATTATCCTCGCCCAAATTTAGCCGATTCATACGGTCAATCACAATGGATGCCCATACTTTTAATTCAAGCTTTAATGGATATTGCACCAAAAAATAAAATATTAGCATTATCTGGTGGTTTAGATAGATTTAGATTAAAACCATTCCAAGATATATACGGGTCTGAGATTTATTTATTAAATAATAAAAAAGCAGCAATGTATGAAAAGTTTCAGTATCAAAATACTCCAATTGATTATGAAATAGTTACAAATCAGCAACTAGATGAAGATAATTGTAGTTTATTAAAATTTGATATGATCATTGGCTGGTCTCAAGATATGGAAAATCCATTTATACCAGTGGATTTTTATTTGGATAGATTAAATACTAACGGTATTATGGTAATACAAAATACTTCAGATAGTGTTTTCTTATATCAAAATGATACTCAAGCGTCTCCTGTATGGGAATACCACCAAGACATAAAGGCAAGATCAGACTGCCGCATGTATCACATACCATTGTTCTATGGTATAACGATAGTTGTAAAGCATTAAAATTATGTTTAATAAAATTAATCTAATATCATTAGATGTATACACATCAATTATAGAAGGTATAGATAATAAACTTGTAGCCAAAGAAATAGAAGAATTTTCTGGTGATATACCAAATATAAAAGATCCTCATCCTGCTCATACTTTTTATGAGGATAGGTACTATCCTTTTGAAAAACCAGAATGTGCAAAACTGTTAACTAAAATTACTGAAACTGTAAATACTATTTTAGGAAAAGAAATGGTTATGGATTCAGTTTGGACCCTCACTCTTGAACGTGGTCAGTCTGTTGTTGGGCATACACACAAGGTAAATACACAACTATACCCAGAAGAATATTATTCAATATCTTACTACGTTGACGCTCCAGTTGGAAGCGCAGAATTGATTTTTCTTACACAACACTGTAATACTGTGGAAAGAGCAAATTCCATTAAACCACAAACTGGGATGTTAACTTTGTTTAATTCTTTTATACATCATATGACAAATCGACACTATAGTGACGAAAAAAGAATAGTGATTAGCGCTAATTTTAGCCCCAAAAAACCAAATTTAACCCCAATGCCAGACTGGTCATTGTATAACGTACCAAATGTTTATGAAAATTAAATATTACTATCTTATGATAGAATATACTTTATTGGAGATTTAAATGACTGTTACAAAAGACACATACAAAGAATTTATTAATAACATTAAAATAAATGACATAGACCCAATTCTCAATGCCCCAGAAGTAGATTTTAAAGCTGTTGATCATGTGGTTAAAAATAATAGTGATGTTATTTTTACATGGGATTATTCTCTTGTTAGAAATCAACTTAGAAAGTTATATGAAAAAGCAAAGAATAACCAGTGGAATGGTGAAACCGCGTTAGATTGGACTATAGACGTAGATATAGAAAAATCTGTAGTTGAAGACTATGCTAACTTTGGTTCAAGTAGAGAGATGTCAATATATAAAGGTAGCCCTGTTGAAAATTGGGGAGACAAAGAGTGGCTTCAATTTGGCATTGAAAGCAGAAAGTGGATGATATCCCAATTCATACACGGTGAACAAGGTGCTTTAATATGTTCTGCAAAGTTGACTCAAACATGCCCATGGTATGATGGAAAACTATATGCCTCAACTCAAGTTATGGATGAAGCAAGGCACGTAGAAGTATTTGCTAAGTACGCAGATGAAAAATTGGGTGGAACACTTCCATTTAACTGGCATATTCAAAGCCTGATAGACGACACAATATCTGACAACCGTTGGGACATGACTTATTTGGGTATGCAAATAATGGTTGAAGGTCTAGGATTAGCTTCAATGGCGTATATGCGAGAACTAACCAACGAGCCACTTCTTAAGCAATTGCTTAGAAATGTAATGGCAGATGAGGCTAGACATATATCATTTGGTGTAATTTCTCTTAAAGAAATATATGCAGAAATGACCGATGCTGAGATTATGGAACGTCAACAATTTGCCTACGAAGCTAGCATTAAGCTTGGCGAAAGAATGTTGCAACAAGAAGTGTATGAAAAAATGGGCGTCAAGACAAAAGACATTGCGCCGTTCTTATTGAAGGATCCAGCTCAAGCTTGGATTAGAAAAATGCTTGCAGCTAAGATTGTTCCAAATGTTAGTAAGTTAGGACTGTTAGATAGAAACGGCGCTTGGTTGCGTAGAAAATTTGAAGAAATGGGAACAATAGAGTTTGAAAACCTTGGAGATTCCGAAGAAGAGTTTTCAGCTTTCATACACAGTTATTAATTATGAAAACGCCAGATGATTATAATGTAAATAATGTTTATCAGTATCAAACTTCTGAAGACGTAAAAAACTATTATAATGATTGGGCAAAAGATTACGATAATTATACAAAAGACGTTAAATACACCCTACCACATAGCGTAGCTAAAATATTTGTTGAATTACTTTCTCAATTTAATACATCACAAATTAATAATTTAAAAATATTAGACATAGGTTGTGGTACTGGTTTATTGGGTTCTGAAATAATTGAATTTAAAAAAAATCTTCATATAGATGGAGTAGATATATCTTCATCTATGTTGAGGATAACATCTATAAAAACAAAAGATTTTATTCCAATTTATAAAGTAATGATTTTAGATGATTTGACAAATCCAAAATTTATAAACGAAAACTATTACGATTGTTTTGTGAGCGCTGGTACGTTTACATTGGGTCATTTGTACGCAAGGGATATGGTTAATTTATTAAAATACTTAAAACCAAATGGTTTAGCCACATTCTCAATAAAAGAAGATCATTTTATTCAAGATAAATTTGAAAAAATATTTTCAAACTTAAAAAAAAATAATATTGTATATAATTTAAATTTTTTTAAAGTTAACTCTTATGACTCAGATTTTAAAGCAAAATCAATCATTGTTACATTTAACAAAGGTGATGTGATATAATTATAATTATGAAAACAAAGTGGAAAACTACAGTTTCAAATCCGTTAGGCCAAGAAGTCTATGATATGTTAGTTACTGAGGAAAACAATCTAATATCAGCAACTGTTTCAAATAATAAAGGGTCAGTAATTTTAACTGAAATAAATTCAGGTGAACAATTGGTTTTGGCAGCAGATATTGAAACACCAATGAGAACAAAGGTAATATTATCATTTTCTAAAAAAAATTACCTTAATGACCAAACTTTTTTAGCAAAATTAAATATTGGAAATTTTTCGGAAATGTTAGTAGAGTGTGTTAAGTATGAATAATTCAGCCTATGAAATCCCGCTCATGTCAATAAATGGAGCATACGACATAATGCAAACAGTTAAAGGGAAGTTAACTTTATTTACCAATATTGCATCAAAATTAGGCTACACACCACAATGTAGTGTGACCTGGTCATACGCAAGAACTTGTAAGTATTTATGGGAACTCCAGCAGGTTCATGATATGTTTAAGGAAAGAGGGTTTTCTGTTGTTGGGGCACCATGTAATCAATTTGGTAAACAGGAACCAAAAGAAAATTTTGAAATAGAAGCTTTTATAAAAGAAGCTTATCCTTTCGTTACTTTTCCAATTTCAGAAAAAATAGAAGTTAATGGAAAAAATGAACATCCTTTGTATACTTTTTTTAAGGGCCCAGAAAGAAGAGGGTATTCTGATACAACAGCCGATGGTAGCAAGGAAGCAGTAGACGGTCAAAATTTGGTTGGCCAAGCAATAGCAAGAATACCACACAGTTACGAAAAGTTTTTGGTTAGTCAACAAGGTGTTATGATAACAAGATTTAATTGGCAGGATGGTCCACTAGATGAAGAGCCAAGAGTTATGGGAGCTGGTTGGACAATAACAGAAGCAATTGAGGAGATGTTGGGATGAGTTATTTCCAAACTCAAATAGAAAATGATCAAGCAAATAAAATTGCGTTTCCATCAACACCAGAAGTAAATAACGAAATCATAAAAGAAATAGCTTCTATTGAAACGGAAATTTTGGGACCAGGTGTAGTAGTCTTTAGAAATGCTTTTGATATAAATCAAGACATAATACTATCTCACATAGACGGAAAAGCAGAAGAAGCACATAGCACGAGATGGACTTATATTGATGTAGATGGCGTAACAATGGGTGTAAATGAAGATGGATTTAGATATAGGATGGAAGATGTACCAGCTGCACCAGTAAGACTGCTGGATCCAGTCACCATAGCTACCCCTAAAGAGGTTACTGATTTTTTCTACTACATTGAAGAGCAAATATATAAATGCCTGATTAAGTATATCGATCATTATCCACTCATGCTGGGCAGCATATGGTGGAAGACTAGAGGGCATGTTCTTAGATATGGAGATGGTGGAAGACTAGGGTGTCATGCCGACAACGATACTAACTATAAAGTTACAGGTGGTGTACGCTATATGCCAAAGGGTATGGTTGCATCAAGACAAACTTGTGGAGCATTAATCTATCTTAATGATCATGTTGATTCTGAAGAAGAATTAAACGGAAAAAATTTTACTAAAGGCAATTTACGTTTTGTTCACTTAGGAATTTCCTATAAACCAAGAAAAGGTGACATAATATTTTTTCCAACAAATTATGTTGCATCACATGATGTTGAGCAAATGGGCAAAGGTGTTAGATATAGTTATTTAACTTTTTTTGGACAGGGAGCTAATGATAAAAATGCAAATATTATGGTTGTTGAACCAGAGGAAAGTTATCAATGGTGTCCTCCAGTTTGGTTAAATAATATTTATGATGATTACGAAAAATATTGCAAATCTGAATATTCAATTTATTCAGATCCAGAAAAAAATAACGTAGAATTAGGTTGGAATCCAGTGTATCAGGGCAGAGAAGTGGCTCAATATAGCACGTCGCACGACGCTATAGAAATAGAAGAGTCAACAAATGAAGACAAGCCAGATGAAAATCTTCCAGAAGGACCGTGTGGCACTGATCCAATAAGGATATGAGATGTTAAATAGTATTACTCCAAAACAATTGGGTAGTGGAATTGTTCTTTTTGAAAAAGTTATTTCTATGGAAAATCATACTGAAATAATTCCCTTTATAAAATCTTTAAAAAATAAGGCAGTTAAAGAAGACTATGTTATTATAAAAGATGAACTAGGCAATGGATTATACGCTATTAATAGAAGCGGGCATAGATACGCTATAGAAGATATAGAAAAAAGTTCTAGTCACATAATGAATTTTTTACTTCAAAATACTGATCCAAAAATAGTTAATTTTTTTATTAATTGTGAATTGGCATTTAGAAGTTGTTTACTTGAATATATATCAATTTATCCGATGGTTCTTCCAAGTCTTTGGTGGAGAACACAAGGTCATATTTTGGCATATGGACCTTCCAGTAGTATGGGTCTTCATAGCGATAACGACGTTAATTATCAACCGGGTTTTGAACCAGATTTGCAGGTTGCCACTAGAAGTGTTCTTGGTTCTATACTTTATTTTAATTCCTCAGTTGAATCAAAAGATAAAATTATAAATGACGAATATGTTGGTGGAGAAATAGAATTCCCATATATAGGTGTTAAGTACACTCCAAAAGCTGGAGATTTACTAATGTTTCCATCTAATTACATTGCCTCACATCAAGTACACGAGTGCAAGGATGGAAATAGGTATGCATACATCGGGTATTATTCTCAAGGGTCCATCCACAAAGAAAGAGGCATAGATATAACTAAAGAAAATATACCAGTGGGAAACCAGGGTCAAATTTGGATGCCAGAAATAGTTGAGCAGTACATTAATTTTGTTAAAGAAAAATACAAAGGCAAAAGTCAAGAATTATTAGCAAAACTATTGCAACCCACAAGTAGAAGCTATAATAGTGCAGACACACAAAAGGAATTACTGAATGATAAATAAAGACGCAGAAGCAGAACATTTAGGTGGTGGGGTTGTCTTATTTAGGGACGCTATTGATATAGACTTTGATTATGTTTATAATTTTTCTAAAGAAGCAGTTCAAAAAGAACGTGACGCAATGTACTCGCTAACGATAGACCCAGAGACTAATAATGAAATTTATATAAATAAAAGTGGATATTTTTTTCATAAAGATAGCGTTGAAAAAATGCCAGGCAGAGGTTCCGCAATACATAGGGACCAAAGACCAGAAGTAGTAGAATTACTTTCTTTTTTAGAAAAAACAAAAGATGAATATCTATATAAATATTTTGAATTGTTTCCATTAGCATTTAAATGCGTATGGTGGAAAGTAAAAAGCCATATTGTTTCTTATGAAAAAGATGTTTTTTTAGGATCACATTCAGACGTAAGCGCAGATTATATATATGGAATAAGAATTCCGCCAGACCAATTGGCTACTAGAAATATTATTAGTGTAATAATTTATTTTAATGATTCTGTTGATTCAGAAGAGGAACTAAACGGAAAAAATTTTGTTGAAGGACATCATTATTTTAATTATTTAGACATTGACTATAAACCAAAAAAGGGAGATATAATGTTTTTCCCCTCAAACTTTATGGCAGCTCATGAGGTAAAGTCAATTAAAGGTGGAAGTAGATTTACCTATTTGGGTTGGTATAGTCATGGAACTCCAAACCCAGAAGTAAATGAAAATGTAGTTGATCCAATAAAAGAGCCGGAATTGGCAAAATATGCTACGAATCTCTACATGCCAACGCTCACCGAAGACTATAGGGCATATTTAAAATCTAAAGGATATTTAGATACTTCCTATCAATACCATATTACTAATTCAAATTATTAAAAGGATATATGAATAAAAATAAATTAATAATTCAAGATAAAGGTTGCGGTCTTGTTCTGTTTGAAAATACCTTTGATATAAATCAAAAATTTTTATTTGAATACATAGAATGGCTTAAGCAAGAAGAAGAGAATACTTTTACATATGTAGAGGAAAATGGAAAAACCTTTGCAGTAAATAAAACCGGTTTTAGATTTGATGTCAATAGTGTTTCTTTAGCCCCTGAAAGATTCATAGATCCACTCTGTAGGATGTCAGATAGAAAACCAACAAAAGAACAAATAGAATTAATTAATCAGCTAGAACTTTTAATGTATGATGTGCTAGTTGAATACTGTAAACTTTATCCAGAAGCAGCAACTGTTTGTTGGTGGAGAATACCTGGCCATATAGCTACCTATACAGATGGCCAGCAGATAGGTCCACATTGTGACGATCAAATTTCCTATGAATTTTCTAGTGTATCAAGAAATGAATACCCTAAACACAGTAAATTAAGTATAAATATATATTTAAATACTGGGGTTGAAGAAGAGTCGAGTTTAGATGGGACCACTTATACTGGCGGTGATATATATTTTAAATATGCAAAATATAAACATAAACCAAAAATGGGCGATATATTGATATACCCAGCTAATTTTATTGGTACACACGAAGTTGCTCCTGTATTAAAAGGTAAAAGAATAGCCTACCTAGGAGCATGTCTTTATGGTACCCCAGAGCATTTTAGTCCAAAGCCGATTGAATCTGATCATAGAATCTGGTTATTAAATCTTAAAAAAGACGTTGGATTAGAATAACACTTTTATTATTACTATATAGCTAGGATCCCAGAAAGCTAAACCATGCTGTATAACGAACCTATATCATATAATGAACCATTTACAAGCTATAATGGCACGGTGCTTATTTACGCACCAAGTTTGCAAAATCCAATCACATTAAATAATATAACTGTTTTTTACAAAACTTTTGAAGATTATTCAAATTTAACAACGATAGGGATTACAAGTTTGGAAGTTATGAGCCAAGGAACTATAGTTATCGAAATATTGGATAACCAAATTGAAGCCTTTATGGCTCTTGAGTCAGTAGCTGTAGTCGGTGAAAACCAAGTTATAATAAATCCATAAAATCGCTACTATTAAGTATATTTTTTAAAATGGAGCAAAAATGACTATTAATAATGTGCTGGTAAATGACAGGGTTAAATTAAAGATTAAATTTTTTGATCAAGACTCTAATGGCAACCAAATAGAAGCTAATGTGGTATCCGTTGTCGTGCGTATAGTTAATTCTGACGAAATACCAGTCATAGATGATGAACTAGCAGTCCAAGTAACCTCTTCAGATTGGTACTATGAATTCACGCCCGCTTTGCCGGGGGCTTATGCAGTTTCTTTTACTGGTACTACGGTGGCTAATAGAAGCATTGTGTCCAGGATGAACATATATGCCAACACCTCTACCACAGAATATAAGCCCACGGTAACACTTAGATCTGATGAAACAATAGTTTTTGCACCAGATGTTAGCCCGCTTTATCTTGATCCAGAAGAGTTGGCACCAATATTTCCAGAAGCATCTTTAATAGAAATAGGTGAAATAGTTTATAACCATTCTTTAGAAATACAAGAAATGTATCATTTTGATGGGACAGAAGACCCAGGGACTTTTCCTTATATAATATTAGATTATGTTAAAGCTGCTTCAGCATGCGATCTAAGCAGAACATATGGATTTGGTGGAGATGATGAATTATCTTTGAAATTGGGAGATTTAGAAATAGTTAACAGATCAGCACCAAGGCAGATAGCTACAAGATCAAACGCAACAACATGGTGTCAAATAGCCGCTTCCCTTAGAAGAGAAGTCATAGCAAGAAAAGTAAACATGAAAGGCGTACTTCCAAAAGGTCTTCCAAAGAGAAAAGTTACTCTTACAGAAAGAGACCCTGGAACTGGAAAGAGAATTTATCTTATTAGCAAAGATATGTACTCTGTTGGAAGAGCTTATGTCGCCCAAGATGATACTACAAACGACAGAAGATTAAGGCAGTATGATTAATTCAAAATCTATATTTAAAAAAATATTGAGAGAATGGGGCCATGACGTACTGTTGCAAAGAAGATTATCTGATGATGGTCTATATTCTGACCGATTTGAAAGAGTGACAACTAGGCATATAACGGCAGCTTCTAGGTATTTAGCTTCAACAAAAGAAGAGGAAATAGAAGGAATAATAATTAATTCAGATAGAATTTATTATTTTGAAAGTTCAATTAATCCAAATTCTGGTGATAGAATATATGAAAGCTCTCCAGCAGGGTTAAATGACTACATTATCTATGTAATAGAAGAATGTTACCCAGTTAGAGGAAGACTTGGGGAAATCCATTATTGGACGGTTGGAGCAACTAAAGAAAGTCCATCGAGTTAATTTATGTTAATAGCATCTCCCGGTTTATTCGTTAAAATACCATTTGTATATAAAGATGGATATGAATATTTAGATCCAAGTTCTGAAATAAACATTTATTTAAATAGAGGATTCAACAGCACTGGAGCAAGAATACTTGGTCCTTACATATATAGTGTTGAAAAAGCTACAGCAGCATCTCCCACTTTAATACAATATTTTAGTGAAACAGATTATGTTGAAAGAATATCAGAAGGTTCATACGAATTAAATATAAAGGTTCCTCTAAATTTATTTGATGGTGTATACACCATTGGCATTAACACTAAAGTTAATGGAGTAACTGATCTAAAAGAAATAAATTTAGAGAATAAAACAGGGTACAGTATATATGCCGAACCAACGTATGGACTTGTTGATAAAACTGTAGCATTAAATCCAAAATCAAAGTATAGACAAATGGGCCAATTTGACACCAATAATCTAATGCTCATAGGTCACACTGATGCAATGGAACCTTATGGCATACAAAAAATTGTTTCAATGCAAAATGCAATAGATTTGTTAAGAGGAGATATGAATTCACCCTTACTTAGAGGTGTATTTGATGCTTATTCTTGCGGAGCGCGTGACATATACGTAATGTCTGCTGGTTATATGAGTGAGTATGTAAGTAAGGTTTCTGAAAGAAATATTAAGATATTTAAAGATTCACTTAATGAAACATATTCTTTTTATGAATCTTATTATGATAGATTGTCACAATGCTATAAGCTGTTAGAAGAGTATGAGTTTTTAGATGTTATTGTTCCGCTTGAGATAAGTATAGTAAATACTGGTGGAGTTAATTTTGTAAAACAATTAGCTAATTTTTGTTATAAAATTCAACAAAATACTGGAGAAATAACAATAGGTATAGCAGGATCAAAAAATGATGGCGTCAGTTCAAGTGATGTAACAGAACTATTGGCAACAAATTTTGACATTCAATCAGTTGTGGATACAAATGGTTATATAACAAAGGACACTGGAAAGCATGTATTACTTGTTTATGGTGAGGCAATCTTTGCCCATAAACAAATGCAGTTAAGTTATAGCAATTCTGTAGCCGCAGCAGTTGCCGGCATGTTGTGTTCGAATCAAGTTAATAAAGGTTTAAGCAAACAAAAAATACCTTCGGCTTTATCTATCCATGGAGCAAATTTAAACGTAGATCAGGTTAGGGCATTGAATGCAAAAAATATTAATACAATCGTAAGAGGTGGTAGATCTAGAAAAACAGTTGGTCCATATGATACTTATCTGACAAGTGATTATACTCAATCTGTAAGTGATAATTTTAAGGATTCAAGTAATATTAGACTTGCCGCTATGGTTATAGCAGAGGTCCAGGCAATGGCAAAAAATTCAATAGGTAAATTTAGTTACGCAAAAACAACTGCGAAAGTAGAAACATTACTTTCATTCTTAAAAGAAAATGATATAATAAGAGACTATAAATTAGAAGCTTTTGCAGATAAAGAAGAAAAAAGTAAAATATATTTTAGTATAGTTTTAATTTCTTCAAGAACATTAAGAGAAATATCATTCAACGTATCAACAGGTAGAGGTGCGTAATGCCACAGAACCAAATAAGATTTCCAGCTTCTAATGTAAATGAAATAGACTACGATAGAATGTTTGGCGCGCCACTACAAGCGCAGGGCAACTTAAGTTATCTAGAATTTATAACTGCTGTTAAAGCCCTTTGGGAAAACGCATATCCAGATATTAAAATAAAACCAACACAGTCTGGTGATTATGTCCATTATCCAGTCATAGTTTATGGCTTAGAATTAAGAAAAGCTCATTCAACAGAACCAAAGCCCAGAACTAGAATTTCCCCTAATAAGGATGTAGCAGTTTTTGGACAAAGATTTCAAAATGTAATAACCTTTACTGTTATTACAGAAACAACTGAAGGAAGTAAGTTAAAAGGGACTACTGGAAGAAGTTCTGGACCAGAAGTCGCGGAACAAATAATAGAAGCTTTTGAGGATTTTATGTTAGAGTATACTCCAGTTTTTAAAAGATTAGGAGCTTCTGAATTAGTTTACGCTAGAAGACTGTCTGATTCAGAAGAAAATAGAGGGTCTGAAGACGTTAATAAAAGAACTGTTAGCTATATGTTAACTACTGAAAAGCTGTTTGCTATGGAAGTTAACAAAATAGAAGAAATAGCCATAGATGTAAGAAGATATATGGCTTATGAAAAAGAAATTTGGGACCAATATTATAGCCATTCAACCCCTTCAACTGAGGGAACAGATTTAAATATTATTGACCTATACCAAGGCGCTACACCAAATTCATAATATTTATGTAGTTTGTTTTGAAATACTACCCATTACTATATTCTTGAAGTAAAAATAAGTTTTGCTGCAAGCGGAGGTCTAAAGGACAATGGCTCTACCAGGTGTAAAAACAATAGTAAAAGATAGATTTTATAGCATTTCTCGTCAGGATACTCCTGTAGGACCTAGAGTGGTTCTTATTGCTGTAAGAGGAACCGCAGATGGAACTGGCAACGTTAAGGATCTTGACGTAGTTCAGGCTACCACTGAACAAGATGTTATCACTGCATTCGGAAAAGATTCCGATGTTCATAGGGGATACTATGAATTGGTACAAGGTGGCGCAGAAAGAATTTTCATCGTTCCACTTCCAGCAGACTCAACATTTAACTATACCACTGGTGCAATAACCAGCGCAACTTATGCAGCAACAGGTGGCGGAAACGTTTTTGACGCCGCATTTGAAGCAGCAGAAGCTGGTCAACCAGACATTATCGTTCCTTGGGGCCGTTCTGGTCATCCGGAAGAGTGGGATGTTGACGGAGCAACTCCAAATACATTGACCACTGGAACTGGATTTGGTTTTTACGCCAACAACGGTACTGGATCGGGTAGCTTTGCTCTCAAAGTTGCTACAAAAGTTAAAGAAATTTCGGAAAATTCACACGCATGCTTTGCTGTTATGGGAATTAAGCCATACATTGGCACAACCCAATTTATGACACCAGCACAAGTATCAACTCATGTTTATAATTCCGGTGCAGGCCCTGCTAACTTAATTAGCAGAGATTCAGATGCTATGTCGGAAATTGGTAGACACGTTGTTGTTATTGCGACTGAAGTCAAGCCAGTTAACTACCCAGCAGAATGGGGTTACGCTAATGGCGCATGTGCATTTGCAGCAGCAATTAGCAGAATGTCATCCTTTACTTCACCAGTAAACAAGACAGCTTATAACGTAGCTTCACTCCGTTACAATCCTACAAGAACTCAGCAAGGTGGTTTATCAGACCTTGGAGTTAACTTTATTGCATTGAATTTCAATAAAGTACCTGTGTTCGTAGAGGGATTGACAATGGCAGCAGCTACTTCAGATTACACAAGAATTTCGACCATGAGAATAGTCACCGAGGCTGCTCTGTTGGTTAGACAAGTTTGCTCGAAGTTTGTTGGCGAGGCTTCAACGTTACAGACACGTAACTCAATGGAGACAGCAATTACTTCGGCATTGCGCGGCATGCAACAAGTAGGTGCCTTGCTCGACAGTGACTTTACAGTAAGTTACTGGCCAGCAGAAAACAAGGCGTTTGTTGACCTCGTGCTCACACCAGCGTTTGAAATCAAGAACATTGAAGTTCAAGTCGCTGTAACTGCATAATAAAAACATATAATTAAAATACCGAATTGGAGGGTATAATATGGCTGGTTCAGACTACTACGATAGTGCGGTTAATAAGTATCTAAATACTTACACCACATTTTCTGGCGCAGATATCGTTGCTACTTTTGGTGGCATTGAAATCGGTGCTCTTTCAGGAATTACTTTCTCCGTCACAAGAGAAAAAGCTCCTATCTACACAATGGGTTCACCAAACCCAAGATCATTTTCAAGAGGCAAGCGTGGTATTGCAGGATCACTGATTTTTACAGTGTTTGATCGTCCAGCTCTTTATCAGATGCTTGATGCAAACCATCAGAAAGATAACCCACAATTGTTCTACACCAGAAGACATAATACTCTTCCAGGTGATGTTGGACACAAGCGCGGTATTGCTGAGTTCAGTTCACAGGACTCAGACGTAGTATCACAGGTTCCATTCTACGCTGACCAAATTCCTCCGTTTGATATAACGATAACCTTTGCTAACGAATATGGCCAAGGTGCAGTGCGCTCGATCTATGGTGTTGAACTTCTTAACGAAGGTTCTGGCGCTTCGATGGATGACATTGTTATTGAAGAAACGATGACTTACGTTGCTAGAGAAATAGGTCCGATGTATAGAATTACAACTGACCAATTGTCTAGCGGCAAGTTTAATACTGGTGACCTTAGAGACATAATAAACAAAGATACTGTTTCTGAGGCTGGTTTGAATCCTAAGATAATCAGACCATAAGTTTAAACAATAAAAAGTAAGTAATATGGAGGACGGGGGAAACCTTTGTCCTCCATATTTTTTTATAAACTAAGATAGGATAATATGAACATAATTGATCCTCAACCAATAAAATATGACTTTGGTCCATACCACAGAAGAAAAAGTCTTTATGATCAAAGTACCTTAAGCAAAGCCCGCGTTGAAAAAGGTCTTCCTGATCCGTTTTCTAACATGTCTTTTGCAGGCACTGACATATCTGCAACAATGGTTATTCCAAATATAGACAGAGTAAATGGAACAATAGGAGAAATGGATGTTCTTGAATTAGCGGAAGTGCAAACAATATCTTATTCTATACACAGGGAAAATTCACCAGTTAGAACATTGGGCCATGTAAATCCACGAGGTTTTGTTAAGGGCGGTAGAACAATAGCTGGTTCTTTAATATTCACGGTATTTAATGAATACGCTTTTTATAGAATAAAAGAATATAGACATATGATGTCTCAAAGTGGTTTGTTCTTTGCTCCACTGGCAGACATGCTGCCGCCATTTGATATAGTATTAACATTTTTTAATGAGTACGGACTTGGCGCAAAAATGAAAATCTATGGTGTTACAATAGTTGATGAAGGACAGACTATGTCTGTTGACGACTTAATAACAGAACAAACATACACGTTTATGGCCAGGGGTATACAACCGTTAATTTCTATGGACTATGACCCAATGCTTCTTGGGTCAGAAGAAGGTGAAAGCGCAGTCTACAAACAAAGACAAGAAAATTATTATGGCGAAGATAAAATGAAAGAATATACAACTTTTATAGACAGAATAGCGAAACCAATATAATATGGCAGAACAAAATGACTACAGCAATATAGTTGGTCGTAAACCATTTAGACCATTTAGCGCGTATCTACCACCCGATATAACCTTTAGTAGAAACGGAGATAGTTTTTCTAGGGTTTTACCAAAATCATTTGATCCGCTTAATGAAGATATTGATCTGCAATGGGCTGGTAAAGCAGACGACGCAGATAAATTTAATATGTATTATGATTACTTTTTTACGGGTGAAGATGTAAAAGTTTATATAGATGGTTTATTTGATGCTGGTGATGAATTAGATATAGCTTCTTTTTCTTTTGGGATTACTCAACAAAAATCCCCACTATATGGTTTCTGGTCATATAATTACGATGTAATGATGGTTGGTTCAAGAATAGTTACAGGAGAACTTGCAATTTATACTAGATATCCCGGTAAGATGAGGGATCTTTTGAGTAAAGCAGCGGAAGCAAGAACTTCATTTTATTCAGAAAAACCAACTTCACAAGTTCAATCTTATTTAAGATCAAATGGTGAAAGTCAAGAAGACGAACAAAATATACAAAAGTATTGGGCAAACAGTCAGTTAGATAGATTAAGTTATGATAATAGAAACTCAGATCAAAGAAATATATTTAGTGCCCATCCACCTTTTAACTTAATTATTAAACATGGAGCCCAAGAAGGTTCTATGACAACAGTTGCAAGAAACCAGGGTTCTCAGCCAGATGATAATTATGACATGTTAGACAGACTAATGTCATTAGATTTTAATGATAGACTTTCGCAAAAAAACAGTAATCCTATGGATATTGTTTTGCAAAGTGTTCATTTAAGTTCAATGTCTACAGCTTATGCTCCTGGTGGGAATCCGTTAATTGAAGTATATCAATTTACTGCAAGAGATATGTATATATCTGATGGCAAATTAAAGAACCCACCAAATGGTATTATAACAGCTAATGACCAATCTGGTTCTAAGGCTACAAGTCCGTTAACAACATCTAAGCCGCCAACTGAAGAAGAACTTTTAACTAGAAGAGATCTAGCCAGAAATAATGATCCAAGATAATTGTGATATAATAATTAAATACATGTATTAAACAGGAGAAGATATGAACGAAGCAAGAAAAGTTGTAATTAAAGAAGCTCCAGATATTATTGAAGAAACTGGTGCAGATGAAGCCTTTATAATAGTGGAAGAAACTGTTGATCAAGTTGAAGACGTTCAGCCCGAAGAAGCGCTTAGTATCGAAGATCTTCCGGACGATGAATTCATTTGGCCAGGTGGACCAACCGCTGGTCAGATAAAGATGTGGAAAAGAGAATATGGTGATGTTTATGTAACATCAATTACCTATGATAAGCACATTGCTTGGAGAACTTTAAATAGACTTGAATACAAAAATCTTGTTAAGAAAATGGAACAATTAGTCCAAGCTGGACAATTAACACAGGGCGAAGCAAATCTTTGGAACGAAGAGGCAATAGCAGAAATTTGTGTTTTGTATCCCGCTTATGACAAGCAGTCTTTAGTATCAGAAATGGCTGGTCTTCCTTCTCTGATCTCACAAGAGGTTCTAGAGGCTTCTGGATTCTTAGCTCTTGAGGTAAGACAACTCTAATCATATGTTAGATCCAGAAATATTATATAAATTAAAAGAAAAATATGGATCTATTTTTGAGACCTCTCTTAAAAGAGATACAATAATATTTCGTGAACTAACATTCGCAGAGTTTGATAAGATTACAGAATACGAAATTTCTGGAGAATCTTCAGCTGAAATAGAAGATTTAATTATAAAATCTGCAGTCATATATCCCGAAAGTATTAATCTAGATAGTTATCCAGCTGGTCTTGTATCTTCTTTGGCAGAAGAAATTTTGCAGGAATCTGGTTTTGCTTCTCCATCCAAAGCTAAATTTGTTTTAGACCAAAAAAGAGAGCAAGCTGCTCAAGTTAGAAGCTTAATGAAAGCCTTTGTACTGGCTACTATAACAGCATACTCTCCTGAGGATTTAGATAACTTAACGTATACTAAACTGGCGGAAAAAGTTGCCTTGTCTGAAAAAATAATGGAGATTAAACAAGCAATTGCTGGTGTTGAATCAACCAATATAACATTGCAATTGATAGACCCAGAAGAAGAGCAAGCAAAGTTGGAAGATAAGGCTAGACGCTATGACCAATCTAGAAAAGAAGGCGAAGCTAAGTTTAGCGACCCAGTTGCCCAAAAGCTATGGGGTGCTAGATAGAGTAGAAGGGTAATCGTCCTTGTTTAGAGATAAGATCCCACTGCATAATATAGGCTATGGTGTCACCTCACGTGACGTGCCAGAAACAGATAAAGAAAATGAAAGGCCCAGTTCTAATAGCGGGCTTCTTTCAAGAGCTCTCCACGATAAGCCTATACTGCGTTATGTCGCCTCCACAGCCGCTACAATGGCTGCTACATTCGTTCTTACGAAGCAAATGGAGAAAGGTGGCCTAAGCTTAGCTAAGACCGTTCAGAGAGCTTCTGATAGCGGTTCAAAAATAGGTAGAACAGCTGTAAAAACAGCCCTCCAAATTAAAAAAGCTTTAGACGAATTAGAGGGCGTAAATAGAACTGTAGAAGGAATTTCCGATCCTTACTCTAGACTGTTTTTTGAAAAAGCCGATAAGTCAGTAATACAACCAGTTTTAACTAGACTTGCCGGAGCTAATACTGTATCCGATGGTGCAACATGGATGACATTGAAGGAATTCAGGAGCGCAGCTGCTGGTAAAGAACCAGCAGCTATGTGGTCATATAGAGACGCAGTACAGCAAAGATTGGTGCGCGCATCAAGAAGTTTAGCCATAGCCCTTCCCGTCACGTATGCTGTTCAAAGAGTTGTAACAGATCCTTTATTTGGTAATAACGACGACAGACCAAAAGTTAAATGGTACAACCCAGCTGACGTAATAACTGATTTTGTAACCCAATCAGTTAGAAATATTACAAAAGTAGTAGTCCCAAATGCAGTAGCCGGCGCAGCAGTTGACCATCTAAGAATGTTGGGTAATGCACCGTACCTTGATCATCCAATGCCTTTGACGGCCAATCAAAGAAGAACCTCTAATAAAATAGCAGATCTTAAAACAATTATGGAGTCCTTTGGTCAGGACACAGAAAAGATGTTGGTACAAGCATCTAGAATAAGCGCTTCTGCTGGATATGCAATGGAAAAATCTGTTTCTGAAGCAACTGCTAGAGATGGCGGTTTATTATTCTCAATGCAACAAGCCAGAAAAGGCGCAAAAACTGCAAGAGCAGCTTCTGAGTTAAGTGGAGAAGGAAAGCTTAGGCAAGCATCTAAGTTCGCTAAAGCATACATGTTTGGTATGCAAGATAATGATGAAACTTATCTTGGTGTATTAGATTCTTTTTCTTCAATCAAAGGTTTACCAACAGGACTAAGAACATTTGCTAAGCAATATAAAGCTGGACGCAATGCCTATGATGTTATATCTGGAGCGATATCATTTAACGAAGGATTGAGAAGATCTTCTGGAGATCCAAATAAAGCAAGCGCAATGCTTACTGGAGCAATAAGAGATCTTAAAGCACAACATCAAAGTAGATTTTCAAGTTTTATAAATGGATCTTTAGCCGCTACTGATACAATAGATCCAGATAAGGCTTTAGGTAAACCTGGTTCATTTACTTCTGCTTTTGAAAGAGACGCATATCAAAAGACATTAATACGTAATTTAACAAGAAGAGGAATTGATAAAAAAACGGCAGAAGAATTTGTTTCTGGTATTGGAATAAAAAAACTACCATCTGTTTCTGGTTCAAATAAAGCAGAAATATCTTATGGCATCAGAAGAATAATATCTGGAGAAACAAATGATGATGAGTTTTATCAAAAACTAATACAAAAAGCTCAAAAGGAATTAGGATCAAAAGCTAAAAATTTTGCTTTCAACACTATTAAGGATGCGTTCACCCAAACCAATGTTGCCTTCACTGATGAAAGTTATAGAAAACTTTTAAGAGAAAGATCTCAATTAGCTTTTCAAGACTTTAGAAAACAAATTTTAATACCTCAAGCTAACAAAATTGTCAGACCACAAAAAGCAATATTTGGAGATTTTTCTGGACCACTTAGTCCATCAAAGCAAGAATATTTAGTAAGAAAAACTGCTCAATCGGTAGGCATAAAAATTGTTGAAAACGATGGAACTTACGTATCTACTAGTTACATACATGACGAATTAGCAAAAAGAGGCCTCGATGCGACGGACACAGATCAACTTAAGCAGCACTTAGTCGATGCAAAATTGATGACAAATGCCTCTAGCCGTGGTGGGTTTAACTTATTTGGATTAAAACCATTATCTGTAGACGAAGCATTTGATAAAGGAGTTTTAGAATATAATACTCCAGAACAAAGAATAGCAGCAAGAAGATTATTTGCCGAAATTGCTATTAATGATCCCATTTCTAAAACAATTGGTTTCTCTAACTTAACTGGTGTATATGAAACTAAATCTGGAAAAGTTATTGATACATCAATATTAAGAAAAGGAATATCTTCTTTTTTTGGTGGTTTAACCGATGATGTAAAAATACCAGTAGTTAACTTTAACCCACTCCAAATGATTGGTCTTGGTGGACCAAATAACGTAAGGGTTGGAGAAGAATTCCAATTCATTTCAGGATCTTCAAGACAAAATTTCTTAGGAGAAACTGGAGAAGCACCAAACGTCTATGCTTGGGTTAAACAAAAAGGTGGACTTTTTGGAGACAAGGGTTCCATAGTAGGTGTAACTAGAAGCGGAATCCAAACTGAATTAGATGAAAAATTTGGTTTATATAAGAGATACTCTTCTGTATCAACAGACCTATATTCAAGAGCCGCAAGATTAGCTACTGGCGCAGAAGGTGTAAGAACTTCTGAAGTAGAAGAAATGCAAACCGGCACTCCATTAAGTAGATTTGAAAAAATAAGACGAGCATTTGATATAGGTGAAGAACAACCAAACTCACTTATAAGAAAATTTGGAAGATTTCGCAATAGAAAAACGGATATAAATAACCCAACAGTTTTAGCAAGATTAATAAGCGAAGGAACAATCCAAACTGGTAACGGTAGAACACTAAGCTTTAAAGTAGATGGTACATCAATTAGTACGGTTGATCAAGCTGGAAGACAAGTACATGATCACAATACAATATTAGCAGCATTTGATAGCTTAAGAGAAGATGCACAAAAACGCGCAATGACAGTGCGTGTCATGAAAGAAAATGAAAAAACTTTAAGTTTGCCTAAATTAGATGTTGGCGGTGGTGTATTCAAGCACGCAAGTGAAATAACCACAGAACCAGAACTTAGAGCAGCAATACAGGGTGTATCAGAAAGATATGCGTCGCTTAAACAAGCACTTGCCGCTAGAAATGTAAATGGAAGGGGTTTAACCAAATCTGTTAATTCGTTGGTAAATGAATTAGAAAATTCTACAAATCTTTCATTAAAAGAAACCGGATCAAGATCTCCAACAATTAGAACAAGACAAGATTATTTACAAAACCAATTGCATAAAGTTCTTATCGAAATGCATGCATTTGAAAAAAGTGCAGGTAATCCTTCAGCAATAGCAATTGAATTAGAACAAGCTTTATCAGAATTAAAAAAACAAAATTTAATATCACCAGCACAACTAACTGAAGCAAGAGCGGCAGGTCTTTCAATCCTGTTAAACATTAGTGCTTTTTCAACTCATCAAGAAGGAATGCAATTTGGTGCAAATGCATCAAGTTCGCTTAGAAGCATTATTGCTGAAAGAGATGTCAATAGCGCATTTGGCAGTGCCCTTAAAGGATTAGTTAATCCGTACTCTAGTCAAACTATAACTAACATAGGCGCAAGTTCAGTCAGTAAATATGCTAACGTAGTAAGACCAGGTTTTAAAAGAATTTTTGGAGCAGCACCATACCAAGTTGGTGAATTAACACAAAATGAATTAGGCAATGCCGGAACGACTTTTGTTCCTACATTTGGCACCGTTCTAGAAAGGAGAGCAAGAGGCCAAGTCACAACAGCTGGAGTATTTGGAAGTGTAATAGGTGCGAATAGTTATTCTAGCCCGTCAACATTTAGTGCGGCGTCTATACCAGCAATTCACTTAGTTGACAGATTGAATAGAGGCCTTGGAATGGTTGGGCTTGGATTGTCCAATGATTATAGCGGTCCATTAAATCAATATGGTTTAGGTTTAATTGGCAAGAGAGCACTGCCGATTGCAGTTGGAGCAGCTGCATTAATCACTGCAGATAGAACAATTGGTGGATTTACACGCAAAAAAGACGCCAGGGGACAGAGAGTATATTCTCCGTATTTTGGAACAAAAATAGCAAGAGGTATAGTTGAAGCACAGTCCATAATGGCAGGTATAATTCCTGGTGGGCAAAATTATGGAGAAACAAAAGAACAATTATTAAATGGAGAAGTTCCAGTAAGACAAGGTAGATACTGGCCTTTGGGCATTACCCCATTTAAAGGTGGTAAAGTTCTTTATTATAGACCGTCATACTACAGGAGAATGCAGTCTGGTTCCCAATATACATCAGACTCTTATGGAACACCATTAGAGAAATTTGCTTTTGGTTATGACTTTTCTCCGTTAAGACCGTTTGATCCATATAGGTTTGAAAGAAAGCATTATGAGGATAGACCTTACCCAGTAACTGGTAATTATTTTACTGGGCCTTTTGGTCCAGCTGTGCCATTACTCAACGCCACGGTTGGGAAAATACTAAAACCAAACATAAGAATGCATACCAATGCAACCTCAAATGCATTGGCAAATTATGTTCCAGCAGGAATGCAAGGCGCTTATGATCCAAGTGGTTTATTAAGTTCTGGAAAAGTAAATATAAACGCTGGACAACCAGGAGCTTATATTGCAACTGGGGGCAGTGGTGCCGGTGGTGGATTCGGCTATGGGATGGGTGGTGGCTACGGTTCGTCTCAAGTTGCAGGATATCAAATAGGAGCATATAACCAAAAACTTTCTCGTGGAGCAAAAAATAATTTACACACAGCAAGAAATATATCTTTCAATACTATCTCTTCTTATAACCAAGGATATGTACAAGCTGGGCAATATGGCCCACCACCAGTGCCAGGATATATACCGCCAAGAATAGTTCCATCTGGTAAACCAATAAATGAATCTGGTGGAAAAATGCAAAGATCAGAACTTGGTTATAGAGTTCAAGAAATGTCTGGTATATATGGATTTGGTTTTTCTTCTCTTAGAGAAACTTTTGGATATGGGCAAAAAGATTTTCAACCAAACAGAGCAGTACTAGAATCTGCTGACAGGGCCTATGGTACTACTAGAGCGTTTTGGGATTTAAATCTTGGAGGTCTTGGCGATACACCAGGTGCATTAGGTGGATTAGAATTATCGGAAATAACAAGAAGATTTATACCAAAGAGAAGAAATGATATATCTTATATCAATGATATACCAAATACAGTGGGGCTTAAGCACCCATTTCTACCAGGTTCAGATTATTTTATAAATTTCAAAACTGGTGATCCATTTTCAAAAGTACAAGAAGGAGAATTAAGACTTCCGGGTGTAGCATTTGAAAGATTAAACCCAACAAGAACAAATTATAATGATCCAATAACACAATTAAAAATTCTTGGAGATGTTGCACCTTATTCCAGGCAATATAGAGCACTTGATAGACAATTGGGTATGGGGGGATTGGATCCAGGCGATAGGGTAGAAACTCAAAAAATAAGAGATCAAGTTGCCCAAACAACACAAAAAAATGATTTTACTCCATACAAATATAAATATACTAGCGCAAAAGAACTTGGAATTAAAAATTCTGCTAAAGTTGTTGCAAATTTTGGTGAGTATTTAGCACATAGAGATACATTTATCAATAATAAATTTTTTCCAAATAGAACAGCTCAAGAAGATTGGGAAAGAAGAAATGTTTATGGCACATCATTTGTTGAATGGAAGAGGCCAATAGATAGCTTTATTAAACCAATATATAATAAAGCAACACAAAGAAATCCAATAACAGCAGGATTGATTGCAGCTGGTGCTGGTTCATTATTCGGAAAGACAGCTACCACAAAAGCAGTTGGTTCATTAATTGGTTTTACAACTGGCGTGACCTATGCAAGCTATGCTAAGGCGCACCAAGCAGTTACTAATGAAAGATTTATTCCTAAAGATAGAAGAAAACAACTTGCCCTAGAAGAATACATGGACATGTTGACCTTTGTAAAAAATAAATCACTTGCCCTAGAAGCAAATCAAGCTGGCGACATGCAGGCAGCAAACCAATTTGAACAAGCCTCTAAGAGAACTATGTACGGAGCAGATATCTATGGTTCTCCAATAGATACATTAGCTTTAGCTATACCAAAAAGAAAAAGAGAACACTTTAAAGCAATGATAAATGCCCCAGAACAAGAAAGGGCAAGTATATTGTCCACTGCTCCAAGATTGGAAAGAAGAATTTTTGAAGCAGCATGGGGAATGCCGGTAGAAAAAAAACCAGATTTAATTGAGTATTTTTCTAGACACGAACTACCTAATATGAGCTGGGAAGGTTGGCACCCTAATACAAGTATGGAATCAATAAAAATAAAAGTTGGAGACTCAATGGGAATTAATATGTCTCAAATGGGTTACTATCCACAACAGATTAGAGAAGCTAATTTAATAAACGCTAGTTATCCAGATTATGAAAAAGAAGAAAAGCCAAAAAACATTGCGGCAAGGCTAAGGATGTTAATGTCCAGAAATGGAATATCTGGGTCAGTTTCTCCAGTGATGAATACTGGCGGTAGATCATCTATAAACATATCTGCAGGAGTATTCTAAAATGGCTAGTTCAATTAATCCATCAGTAAGAGCTTTAAGATTAGCCCTTAAGAGTAGATCAGGTGCGTATAAACTCTTAAGCATAGAAGATGATGGCAGAGTATTAAATAAAGCTACAGGAATTTTTTATGATGGACTTACCGAAGCAACAAGTGCTGTTGAACAAGAAAACCTTGTTGATTTCAGACAATTTTTTCCAGGAGGAAAAAGAACATCAGTCAGCCAATCCACAGGAGCTGGAATACTTGAATCTCAAGTATCGGCTGTTAATCAGTATCTAAGAAATGCGTCCGGAGATGATTTAAGAAGAAACGGGCTAGGTCATTTAATAGGAAAACAAGTTCAGCGGAACATTGGCTATATTTAACTGGGAAAATAATACAACAAATTTAAATAATTTAAGACAAAATTCTCCCTATATAAAAAAATTTCCTGGTTTAGAAAATGTTACTAGAGAAGGTCTTCAAGTTTTTGGTTTGCAAGTCGCAGGATCAGAAGAGTCTTTAAATTTATATCAACAAAACGTTTTAAGGACTTTGGCTGGTGCAGGAACATTTACTCAACCTTTTATAGAAGAACTTTTTGGGCATATTAAGACTTCTTTAACTGGTACAGATGCTCAAAAAGCCAAATCATTAGGAAAAATTTCTAAAAGTATATCAAAAGTTTCAAAAAGACTTCAAAGCGAATTATCTCCAAAATCACTTTCTTTTACCGAAGAAGAAATACAATCAGCTTTAGGGATAACTAATGTTGGTCAAACTGTTTACAAATATTCTCCGGAAGAACTTCTACTAAGAGTTGCTGGTAAAGATACAAGCTTAACTCCTTTAGAAAAAGTTTTTGTTTCAGCCTCAGGTGGAAGGCAAAGAACCGGGGCATTTTTAACTCAAGGAGAAGCTCTTGAAAACATACTAACAACATCGGGTTTTTATAGTGCACTTGGCGAAGATCTTGACACGCAAAACATTTCAGGATTTTTAAAAGAAGATTTAGAAGAAGCAGTTAGACGTAAATCTGGTGGTAGAACAGAGTCTGTTATGGAACTGTTAAAAGAAATATCTGCTGGAAGAACTGCAGTGCCAGAATATAGCGAAATGATAGGTAGATTGGGCGATAATTTAGAAACCTATGCTGACGGTGCGTATGTCTATAATAAACCAGCAATGATGAGGTTGGCAAAATTTAAAAGAACACAATTTAAAAATAGAAAAGAAGAACTTGAATTAAGAGGCAATATATCAACTGAAGAACTACAAGAATTAAGAGAGCTAGAAACCGAAGCTGTTAACGCAGAACAATTCGCATTAACTGGGACAAGTGCGCCCTCAAGATTTGTAACAGGTGCAGGAACCGCAAAAGGTGAGGCTGTTGCAGAAGATGTAGTGCAAAATATAGCGGGTATAAATGTAGGAAAAATGAAAGCAAGAGTAAAACAATTAGAAGGCTATACTAAATTAAGCAAATCCCAACAAGAAGAATTAGAAATAATGAGAGTATATTTAGCCGCACATGAAGAAGGAGAAAAATATTTGGCATTTATGCCCGAATCAGCATTAAAAAAAGAAGTTGGTTCGATTCCAGGTATTACATTAGATGTTTCTGGTGGTGGGGAAAGCATTGTTTATACAAACACAATGGGAATAATGTCTGATCCAGAATTATATTCTAATCCAGAATTAATGGCAAGAATTGAACAAAACGTTGTGCAGCACAAAGCCCAAATCGATCAAGCTCTTGAAACCGGAATTCTTCCAGAAGATTTTAAAAAAAGCATACTTACTCAAGCTGAAGCTTTTGGATTAGTTGAGGGAACCCCCGGTTCAATCAACCTTACTTTATTATCGCCAGAAGCAAGAGCTAAATTAGAAAGAAGAAGATTACATATAGCTCAACTACACAGGGGTATAATGCAAAACGAAGATCCAAGAAGAATTCCTGGCTTAATGAATGAAATGGTTACATATTATGGAACTGAAGTGGCAAGAGAAAAACAAGGGGAAGCTGCTCTAGCAATACCTGATATGACTAGAGTCAAATTGAGAACATACGAATCTCAATTAACAACAGCTCCAACACGCGCTAATTTGCAAGGTCATTCTGTTATAGAAACACGTTATGGGAAAATCCCGTTTGTTTCATTTACTTCAAATAAAAAAATAATAACAATATCTGGCACTAATGCAGCCATATACAAAGCATCAGAAGGAACTTTTGACTTGGATGACACCGGTCTAGCGTTAATGCAAACATTTAAGGATGACGAGGGAAGAACAAGAATTGGGTTTACTTTAAAAAGAGACCCTCAAGGTCCAGAAGAATCACTTTTGTTAAGACCTGAATTTGGAGATGCTAGAACGCTACAAGGCCTGGTAGGAGAAGCATCAAATCCAAACGCAGCGCATATGTTTTTTCAACAAGAATTAAACCCAGAAATAATAGAAGAATTAAGAAGACAAGGAGTGGATGAAGAAACTGGTAGACAAGTTTTTGAAGACATGCAACAAGCATTAAACATAAGAAAAGGAAAATACACTAATAAAGGTGGAAGAAATATTTCTTTTGTAAATACAGAAGAAGAAGAAGTTGCATCTGAAACATTCTTAAGATTAGCCGCAGAACAAAGATTGGGTGGAACTAGCCTTCCTGAATTTAATTCTTCCATATTAGAACAAGCTGCGCGTTTACAATCCGCTTCAGTTAGGGGAAGAAATGTTATTAGAAATGGACAAACTGTTCAAGTATTAGAAAACCTAACTGCAGAAAAAGGTGCGCAATATACAGCAGGTAATTTTGTTGAATTGGGGATTGAAACAGATGTGCCGGAAGTCGCTTCACAATTCAAAGATGTATTAAGAGAAGAATTAAACTTGCAAGGAATTACAGCAACAGAAAGCCAACTAGAAGGATTTCTCACTGGAACTGCTATACCAGGTGTTAATACAGAAGCAATGCAACAAACGGTTTTTCAAAAGTTAAGTACAAAATTGGGAATTGAAAATATAAAACCAGCTGAAGGAAGTATAGGAGCAGCGTCTAATAGGACTTCTGTTGTTGCGCACCTTTCATTACAAACTCAAGAAGTAATGAATAACCTAAGATTAACCGCAGATTCTGCAACAAGTGCTTACCTAAATAGGTTAGAAGCAGGATATGGAGCTGGAATTATACCTCCTTCGGATTATGTTGACTTAATTAATCAAATATCTTCAAGCAAAGTAGTCCCTTTACAAGAGGCAATAAAGGGAAAATCATACCTAGAGCAAAAAAAAATAGTAGGAGCGTATAGGGCTATAGCTCAAGCAGTCAATGACAGAAATTCTGAAATTGATGGAGCAACAATGGTTACAGCAAGGACATTAAGTAACTTTACTACAGCAGATGCTTCAGCTGCTGCTCTTTCTGCTCAGTCTAGATTTTTTGGAAGAACAATGGGAATCCAATTAGCAAATGGAGAATCATTAAATGAATTAGTTGGCATTGACCCTACAATCTTAGCAACCAGAACACGAATACCAGGTGATCGTGGCAGAATAAGGGCCAACGTAGAAGCCGGTTTACAAGATGCTGCAGCAGATAGATCATTAACTTCAGCACAAAGAAACGCAATAAGAAAACATTTAGCAAAATTAAGATCTATGTCAGATAAATCTTTTTTTGAAACAGTTGCAATAAAAGAAGGTTCGAAAAGATTTGCAAGCGTTGCGGGTGCAACAACAAGAATTGCGCAAGAAGCAAAAGCCGTGAATGCAAGGGTTCAGTCTTGGGAAACTTTAACGGGTAAGGTGTCTGGCCAACAAGTTATAGTCGGACACTCAGCTTACAGAATTCAGGCGCAAACACTTTTGCAAGGTGAAGAAATGCAAGGTCTGTTTGGAAAATTAAAAGAATTAAAACAAATAGCAGTACCAAGTCAAGAAGCACAAATAAATATAAGTGCAATACAAATAGATATTAATGAAAGATTGATGCAGGGTGTAGCTGCAATTCAAGAATCACATCCAACTGGAACTGGATCAATATTAGATATTGTTGATACTTTGCAGTCTGAAATGGTAAAAATACATGGCAAGCAGTCGTTAAGCATAATGGATGCGATGCGGACCAGAAGGCATCGAGCATACTGGCATAACTCTAGCTTCATTAGCTGGAAATAGAAGAAGATTGAGAGGGCATGCGACAAATTTAGATGCTATTGACTTACTCAAGCAATCATATAGGGACCATACTGGAGATAGTAGTGCGGATATTATGTCATTAACTGCGGAACAAGCAAAGCAGTTTTTAGCGGATGCCGAAAGAGATGCTGGAACACCTAGTGCTAAATCAATACCAGAAGAAATCATGAATTTTATGAATAGACTTTCTGGCAGAGTGGATTCAACTACCTATGGAGAAGGTGCTGGAGAACAAGCTTTTGCAGCCTTAAACCGTAGTAGAATCGTGTCTGAACTAGAAGAAAAAGCAAAAGAAATATCTGATACTTTACTTTCTACTTCAACAGCTGGTACAAAAGCACTCGGTGAAGAATTAAAACAAGCAGCAGAAAATTTTGGCATGTCTTCGCTAGTATCAAAAGCTCGCAATCCGTACAAAAGAGTAGCAGAGTCTTTTAAAAATGGAGCTTTAAAAGAATTATTTTCAAATCCTGTCTCTAAACAAGTTGGGGCAGCTGCTTTGATGACAATAGCTGGAAGCTTTATGTACCAGTCTAAAAAGAAAAAAGATTTTACAAAAGGAGATGTTTCTGGACCCCCCATGATGCCAGGAGGAAACCCATATGAAACAAACTATCCAACCAGACAAGCAATTACTCAACAAGTTCAAGCAAATAATCAAGAAGGGCAAATGCAATATCAGGTAAATACATCAGGCTCTCCTCAAGACATTGAAAGACTAAGAGGTTTAATTGGAGGTGTTAGTGATGCACAAATAAACAGTACTATGTATAATGGATTGCCCAGACTCGGTCAAGACCCGTATTCCCGAGTGGCCTCTAGCTTTTAGGTGTGTAATAAATGATTTTTGGTGCAGATCAACAGAATAAAAATTTAAAAGAAGCTGCTCAAAAAAGGATAGACACATCCCCAAGAACTAAAACAGCCAATGCTTTTTCAGCCAGAATTGCAACAAGTAAAAGTGATGGCCATGAAAAAAATAACATGACCAATTCTTCTAGGTCAGTTTTATCAGAAAGTAAATCAGATCCAGTAAGGGGTTCTAAAGAAGGTTTAATGGATCAGGTTACTGTTCCAATTCAAATGGAAGGGCAGGGTTATGATAATGAAGCAATTCAAAAAGCTAGATATAAAAAAGAATCTGTTCGTCCAGCAGCAAGACAAGATATAGCTAATAAACTAGGAAATAATAGTAAAAAAAGTGGTATAATTAACAATTACAGTTCTACATTTAATAAAAATAGTTCAGCTAATATATTAAGTGAACACCTCAAAACAGACGACATGTTTAGGTAAAGTATGGCATCAGAAAATGAAATAGACATAACTGGAAACGAAGCCTCACAGAACCTGTACGCCGATTCTGATCTAGCTCCAATCAGTTCTTTGTTTGGAGAAATGGGAAGCGATAGATCTTTCCTTTCTAAGGCAGCAAACTTCTTTGACTTTATCGGTGACTCAACGAAAGTAGCAATCAGTCCATTATTTTTAATACCTGAAGCTGGAAGAGATTTTGGTTTAGATGGTTCTTCTGATGAAGTAAACAAAAATTTGCGTGGTTGGGGCACGTCTAGAGATGCATTAAATGATGGTTTTACAAAATATTTAACAAGTTTTAGAAAATCTGAAAGATCATTTTTAGAAGATGAAAAAAATAGAAATCTAATTTTTGAAAAAATATACCAGTCTGGACTATTGTCTTTGGCAGAAATGGCTGGAGGAATAAGAGAATTTGCTCGTCTCAGGTTTCAGGAAGCAGACACACTAAGAAAATCTGCAACTGAATATGCCGATCCCGTAAGAGATACAATGTGGATGCAAAAACTTAACCAAGCAAAGGATTATTTTTTTGCAGATCCAGTTGCTTTAGCTACTGTATATAAATTTTTTCCTAATCTTTATAGACTGTATATAACCGCACTTGCTGCAACCGCAGGGTATAGTGGTACTGAAGATCCGTTAAATGACAGTAGTCAGATGCTTGAAAGTTTGTTTAAAGCTTTTGGTACAGACCAAAATGGTAAAGCAACTTTTAAAGCAATTTGGGCTAAAGAAAATTTATCAACAGCACAAAGAATTCTCGAGGCAGATGCAAAGATAAGAAACGTCAACAGTGCTCCTCCGGTTAACCCAGATATATTTCATTTGCGTTTAGGTGCCGCAAATTTTTACGTACCTCCAATTTCAATTAGTGTTAACACAGGATTTAAAACTGGAAGTTTAACAGGTGGGGCTATCAGACAAAAAGCTTCTCCTAAATTTAATTCTGGTTACAGAGATACAACAATTAACTTAAAATTATTTTTTCCAAACTATGAAGAAATTTGGGGCATTACAGTAGATGACGCAACAAAGATAAGCTTGCAATCAAATTTTTATATTGATTTTAAAGATCCAGAACATGAAAAAAAGATAGATAAATTTATATCTTCTTTAAGGGGACTTGTTGCAGCTTTTAAATATTCTCCAATTCTTCCAATAAAAAATCATTATTTAAATTCTGTTTTTAATATAACTGGCGTAGCGTTATCTTCAATGACTATTTCTACAGTTCCAAATTATCCATTTACCCTAGAAGTAGATTTGGAACTTTTCCAATTTAATCATAAACCTTTTCTTCCTATGATTAACGATTTTAACCAAGCAGTTAATTGGGGTAAATATAGGCAATATATGGGCAAAGCAGCTGGATCATTGGCTAATTCAGTTAACTCAGAGTTTTTGATGAATACAGTTGAAGGTAAGACGGCAGTTACAACTGGAGTTACAACAGATCCAAGTTTAGAAAATGGATACGACACAATAGTTAACTCACCTTACGGATCTTCATATGAAGATAAAATTCCATACAATAATGGAGTTTTAACAACTAACGTAATGAATGATTGGGTAAACGGAAACGGAATAACTCTCTATATACCTGAATCTGTTCAATCAAAAATTTATAGTCCAGATGTTTCTATGTTTAGAAGTGAAGAAGAAGCTGCAATAACGCAAAGTAGCAGATCTCTTTGGGATAATTTAATGGGTCAATTTGGTATTACATTATTAGATTTTGGAAAATATAGATCTTTAGATACGGTTATAATCAATAGCTTAAATCAAGAAATAACACTAAAAACAAGAGATCAGGTAGCAAGGGTTGTCGAAGTTGCTTTGGCTGGTGCAAACTCAAAAACCACTTATGAGCAAGTATATGATGCAGCAGTAATCAGTTATATAAATTATTGTTCAGAGGTACTGCACGCACCACTTAATACACAATCAATAGACTATTTAAAAAATAGAAAATCGCCAAACGATGTGCAAGCACCAGTCCTTACAACGCCAGAAGCAACCAATGCTCTAATAGCTAAAAAATGGGAATTGTACCTTAGTTCACAAAGTGTTGATGGACTATTATCACAAAGTATAACCAATAACGTTGAAGCAATTTTGAGAAAAAGAAAAGTTGATATAATAGATAAAACTTCAAAAGAATGGATCTCTCTTCATGCAGTTGAAGAAAAGAAATTCATGGATGCCTTTACGATACTGCTTTATGAAAGAACTTTTAAGGATGAAGGCATTAAATCTTTATTAGGACAAGCAGCTATAAAACAATCAAACCAACTTGGTCTTCCAGCATTTACCATAAAAGAATGGGAAGTCCCTATGATGAAAGTGGATCTTGATCCAAACTCTGTTATAGTAAATTCTGTTAGTCTTAGTATGGGCAATAACTTGGCCAAAATGCAACTTCAAATGCAAGAAGAGCCTACATTCCAACACATAGGTTCCAAAGACACTATGATAAGTATTTCTTTAACTGTTTTTGGAGAAAAAGAATTAACAAAAATAAAAAAGATGTTTGATTTCTTAAGTGGTTTAGCTAGGCTGGAACACGCTGCTGGTGTCATAGGATTTATGGGAATTAAAAACATAATAACAGCCCTATCTGGGGTCAAGTATGTATTACCAATCAGTTTTACAGTTGACACTGTTCCTGGATACCCGCATGTTTACAATGTAAACCTGATGCTGGCCGACTTTGATATATTCCAGCAAAAGAGAGAAAACATTAGTTCTGAACAACAAATTGATTTTATCAAAACATTTGGGACAAAAAGAAATCCATTCTTAAGACTTAAACAGAGATGGGATATGATCAATGCGTATCCTGACATGCCGCTGAGCGTTGTTGATCCAGATACAAAGCTAGTTGTTGGTTCTATGGATCCAGATTATTATTTTAGATCATTTGAAATGTTTGATAATGATGTTGTAAACAGCATTGTAGAACCGCACCAATATACTATACCAACTGGAGAATGGCAAGATGAAAAAACTCATCTTAACGATAGAGGTAAATCATACGTTTATTTTGTAAAGAAAATGTTAATAGAAAGTAGCGGTGATTATAACGCTGTTAAAAAATATTTAATTGATGACGAAAAACTTCCAGCAGCAGAAGCAATGAAGATTTTTAGAATAGCAATATTTGATCAACAGTCTGAACCAGAGTTCCAAACCGATTTACAGTCAAGTAGATTCATTGCCAATAAGTATCCAACTCTTTGGAAAGACATGATTGATTCATTCCAAAGTGATGAAGATATTGATTATAAATTTGAAGATATTAAATTTAACACTAGATACGGAGACTTCAAGATAGGAGATTTGGTATCTGGATCCAAAGAGGAAATGGACAAGTTTAATAAATTAATTACACTTGACACAGAAAAAGATAAAAACGAATTACCATCGTTTGATCCAGATGATGTTGATCATTTTGGTGTCATGCATTTGATACCAGCAGCAGACTCTGGTACAACAGATAAGATACCGGCCATATATCAAACACCCGACGGTGGTTATGTTATGGGGTATTCAAATAAAAAAGATGGAAGATTCTACATAGCACAAGACTTCTTAAGATTGAGTTCAGACGGAAAATTGACTCCTACTTCTCAAGTTACAAAAATTTCAGATACCCAAGCCCCAGAAAGAGATTCACAAGTTAGCCATACTGGAGTTGTAGGAGCAGCCTCATTAAGCCAAACAACACACGCATATGGATCAGACCAAACAGATAAGATGCAGTCTGTTCAATCAGCTGGAACACACAAGGGAGTTGCAAAACACTGGCAAAAAATGATGCTTGATACTCAGTATAGAGATACTACTGGCAGAATGTTAAGGGCTTTCCCCACATATATGTTGTGGTTAATTGATGATTCTAATTACTTTGCTGGTGTTAAATTATTTGATAATTTTTATGGACTTCAATCAATAATAGATTTTTCAATTGTTCAATCTGAAGATATTTTAGGAGACACTCTGGTTCTTAGATTATCTAATACTTATTCTAAATTATCAAGACCTGAAGCTACAATAAGCAGCATAGTAGATCTTAATGGAGAATTAACGCAAAATATTGGTACTGGATCTTTAAATACAGTTAACTTAAGCAGCGGTACAGCTCAAATAATAGATACGTTGATAACAAGATCCATGAATATAAAGTCGCATATGAGTTCTAAATATGTTACTGAAATAGATCATATAAGATTAAAACCAGGTGTAAGAGTGCATTTAAGAGCTGGTTATGGATCTAACCCAAACTCACTGCAAACAGTGTTTAATGGTGTTATCGCAGAAGTAGAGCATGGTGAAATTATGACTATCACCGCTCAGTCAGACGCTGTAGAGTTAAGTCCTATAATTAATAGTACAAAGAAAAAGGGAGATAGCGGTAAGATTGATGGAGGAATAAACACTGGACTTTGGATGTCAGAACCTAGAGACCTAATGGTGAGACTTCTCTCAATGGGTGCTTCAAGAATGAGAGAAGCTTTTTCGCACGCTACAAGAGGAGCAGTTTTTTCTGAAAATAAATTTGGCATAAGACATTTTGGTTCTATACTCTATGCTCCATTAACTCCAGAAGAACAAGCAAAGCACGATCAATACAGGCAAAGCGTTATTAATGCTTTCAACGCAATTGGAAATAATCCAATATCTGGGTCAGTAGGTTTAGCTTGGAACTCAGCAGCTAATTTAATTACTGGTGGTGCATTGATAGCTGGGTCATCATCTTTAGCTATGACTACCGCCGGCTTATCACCTGGCATTGGTGGAAACGTTGGTATGGAAAGTGCTGGAGGTTCTGTTAGAACTCCTGTAGTTGGAGCTATGCAATCTTTATGGGGTAATTTTAGTACTCAAAGAGACCTTGAAATATTTAAACGAAACATATACCCAGGCAATGGAGTCGGAGTAGCTCAGTTCCTTGGAGGAGACCTTGATGATGGTTGGGCAACTATGGCTAGTATTGATATTTCAAGTGTTGATCAAGAAAAATTTGGATATTTAAATAGATTATCGAATGATACATGGTCTAATTTAATTGATCAATCTTCTAAACCTGGTGGCCTCGATGCGTCGGTTGTTTTAGATCAAGCTACATCGCAAAATAAATTGGTTAATTCAAGTCACTCAATAGGTTTATCAAAAGTAATATCAGGCGGTATTTCTGGTGCGGTTGGTTCGTATAATCCATTAGCTGGAATGTTTTTAGGTGTGGGATTGCTTAAGTCACTCAATGGAAGAGGCGCAAGTAATATTATGAAAACATTAGGGTTAATGAGTGATTCAGATGATGACATATATGATGAAGTATCATTTAGAGCACAAACATACATGAGAAGTGTTTGGGATATGTTCCAAATGTGCGCAAAGTTACTTCCAAATTATATTGTTGCAGTAAGACCCTTTGAAGATAGGTCTACAATATTTTACGGAAAACCACACTGGCTTTACACATCTGGCGTGTTTCCAGTTTCAACAGGATTTCCAAATGAAGAGCAGGCTAAAAAAGAGGGATCTACTATACCGGGATATATAGAACCTGATGATTCACTGCAGAAAATATTGTTAAGCGTTAATAAAGAAATGACGCCAAACGCAGATGCCTTAGCTTCTCTGCAGAATAAAGAAAGTAGTATTTCCGAAGACATAGCAAATATATCTAAAGATATGATTAATATGTCTGGTGTTTTTAAAGCTGGCAGAAAACTTAAGGGCAGAATTATAAACTTTTCCGATAAAGGCAGAAACGCTTATTACGAATATGGAAAAGTAAAATCAAGACTACCAGTTAATAAAGGAAAGGTGCAAGTAGGTTTCCACTTACCGTTTAATAAAGCTGGTACTGGTATAGACATGAGTATACAGCAAGACCACCAGCAAATACCAATGCTGCCGATAAGATTTTCTTATCCATTTTTTACAAATAGAGTTTCTGGTACTTTGCCATCTTTAGATTTTGACAAAATAGTTCACGGAGCAAAACAAGAAAACTTGATACAAAGCGTTGCTAGTCTTGTTAAAGTTTCTTTGATAGATAAAAATCTAGTAATTAAAGATAAGGACACAGAAAAAACAGCATTAGTCTCCCAAAAACCAGGAGACGATGAGCCAACATTAGATTTTAATTTTAACTTTGCAGCAAAGCTTCCATTAATGGGTATACAAGATATATTAATAAACCAAGCAGCATTTGACCCTTCTGGAATATATGATCCAAAAGCAGGACTTGGCCAAATAAATGCAAGTCAAACAGTAAGAATGCCGGTACCATTTGCAGACTTTGCCAATGCCGGAGACATAGATGGAGCAATAGGTGAGTCTGTTTACTTAAATGAGAAGTTTACAAAATATTTTGATGACTTAGATCCAGCATATCAATTGTCTAACAGTAGATTTCCTTCATTGAGCATTAACTTTACCGAATGGGGAATGCCAAAAAACGCAGATGATGAACAATTTTATATTGCTATGAGATGGCCATACGATCCAACTTCAGAAAGTTCGATAAAAGCAAGAGAAGCTTTGTCCCCAACATGGCCAGGAGCTAAATCAAAAGCAGTAGATCTTCCAGTTGGTCCAGATGCAAGAAGAGACACTCTTAAAAAATTCTTGAATATGTATAACATTAGAGAAGAAGATTTAGCTGGTTCTCCAGAAGATTATAAGAAAAGAAAAGTCTTGGTATATAACCCAGAAAAAAAGACTGCAGTTGTTTGTACGCCAGCTTATTTTCTTTGGGGCAAAACTGAAGCTGATGGTTCTGGAAGCAATAAAATTGATGCGATAATATCTCCTGACGCTGCATATTTCTTGGGTTTATTAATTAATGATAAAGGACAAATTCTTTCTCCTTTAGAAAACATAGGAGTAGTTTCATCAGCTGCTGGTAAAGAAATGGGTGGCCCCGAAGTAAGTAATAGTACCAATGACCAATGGGCTCAACTTGGAATGGCAGAAAAAAATCTTACTGAGTGCATGTTTACCTTTGTAGATGATAGCACTCCAGTAGGAGTTGTAACAAGTCAATTTAACCCTTCAAATAGATTTAGTTATGATAAAAATATATCCGAAGACACAATGCTGATAGGTTTTGGTGCCTTTAAAGCAGCTGAAGATAATACTACTCTTAGCGACATAGCCTATAACCAATGGGGTGGATTGACTGGTACTGTATTACCAGCAAAAATGGCTTCAGCTACAGCTGGTGTTGACACAAGAATGGGTGGAAAAGAAAATCTTCAAAGCGGAGTTATAATTAAAAATGAATTTACGTATGATGATGTTTTAGCTATCAAAACAGATATAGACTGGGCTAAAGAATGGGAATTGGGTGGAAATTATCTCCAATATTACTCTACTGTTATGGATGGAGATTTAAATGATTTGGCACAAGATAAACTTTTAGACAAAGTAAAAGATGATAGAAAGAATAAAAAGTTTGATAACTTTGCTTCTGTTTATGATGTTACCGACAATATATCTGTAATCGCTAGAGGTTATTATGATGAAAATTTTGATAGTAAAACTAAAACTATTGCAGGCAATGGGAGAACAGTAAAAGAAGCTGAAGAAATTTGGGATCAATTTAGGTATGGATATCATAATTATGATTCGGTAAAAAATATATTCCAAACAATATTTCAATTAGATCCTGATGATAACGAACCATCTAACGATGCATTGTTCCAACTTTTGTCTAAGGGTAAAACAGATGTGCTTGAAGAATTTGGTGCAGATCCAAGAAGTAATGAATTTTCTACTTTGCTTGGAGCAGACTGGACCTCAACACTTAATGCTCAAACAGCAGCAAAACAATCAGCAGTTAATATAGCTGTTACCGAATACGTTGATGCTGGGTATGTAATAGATGAAAATACTGGACAAAGAGTCTTAAATCAAGACGCTGGATTAGTTGATTTGTATAACGAATTAATAGTTAGAAAAGTAAAAGCCATAAGTAACTTAGTTGAAAACAGTCTTAAGTCTTACGAATATAGCACCTATAATGAACCTGGGGCAAGTGCGAATAAACATAACGAAGATGCACAAAAAATGCTAGCTAAAATAGACACACCCAAAAAACTTTATTTGATGATGGTTGGTTTATTTAGGCAAAAACTTTGGAAAGACCCATACTCTAGGGCATGGTTAGTTTTAAGACCAGATAAAAAACGTTTTAATCCAAGTGGAACAACTCAGTTTGTTATGGGCACGATGCCTGTGTTGGCACCAGTAGTAGCTGGATTTAACATTGGCAATGACGAAAACGATCAATGGAGCTTTAGACCTGTCGACAAAATATGGGCAGCCTTTATAGATTATAAAGCAGAATATTCAACAAGTGATAGTAAGCTTAAATCATTGTTACAAAAAAATGCCCATGAAGGTAATGGTTCAAGTAACTGGATCCAAGGTGTTGCAGAAGACGCTAATAATTTTTGGAATAGGAATATAGGCCCGATATATCATGCGTTTACGGCTTCTCTTGGTAATTTGCTCAACATGTTTAGGATGTCTATGGCTCAAATGGGTTATGGATTAAATGAATTAGAGAATTTTACAAAACAAGCAAATATATTAAACAAAGCTTATAATGATTCAATTTATTATTCACTAGGTAGACCCGGCACACTGTTACGCGCTGTTGATAATCCATTCACCAGAGAATATGGTGAACCAGTAGTTGAAGTTAGAGAACCATTCCAAAGATTACATTATATAAGTTCGTTTACGCATATATTAAGCAATAACATAAAAGAAAATACTGGTGGTATAGCAACTCAAATAACAGCTGTATCAGATGGGAAATATCCAGTTACTGTTTCATTAGACAAATCAGCTCCACCAGAAAAACAAGTTGAAAAAACTGTTGAAACTGGTTTATATTTTGATAACGTTAAGGGCGAAGGCGTATGGGGAATACTACATCCCATATTTCACCCTCTGCAAACAGCTAGAGGTATAGCTAAAGCAGCATCGGGAGATCCAGATGAACTTTCTGCAAGAAGAGTTGCATTAGCTCATCTTAAAGAGTCTTTGAAAGATATTTATGATGGGGAAATAATAGTTATTGGCAATACTGATATTAGACCTCATGATTTGGTCTATCTTGCTGATGTTTATGAAAGAATGTATGGCATATTTGAAGTAGAGCAAGTAGTTCATCATTTTACCCCAGAAACTGGTTTTATAACCAGCATAAAACCAAATGCCTTTGTTACAGTTAATGACCCAGCAAGATGGTTCATGTCGTCTTGGATAGCATCAAGGTTCAGTATGCAAAACTTAAGAAACGATACAAGAATGTTATTATCAAGTAAATCAAATAATCCACTTACAACAATGACTGGTGAAGTTTCTGTTGACCATTTAAGCGATTTGCTTAAAGATCAAATGATGGGTGGCATACAATATACCCATGGACATTCAGCGCTATTAAAAGACATTCAGGCAAATCAAGTGGCCGACACTATGCCAGAAGGATCTGCAAAAATTAAAGAAATGATAAAAGCTAGTACTGGCAATCAAGGCAATCAAGCTGGGGCAGCTATCGTTGCAGGAATTGTTATGCCGGTTGTAACAGCCGCAGCAACAATAGCCACTATGCCTGCAGGGCCCATAGTCTCTGGTATGGTTGCTGGTGCAGGCGCCCTACTCACCGATGCTGCGTGGGGTGCTTGGAAATGGGTAAGAGATAATGTACTTGACCAACACGGATGCTATATCCAATACTTAAGTAAAAATGGTCAAGCTATGGATGCTGGTTTATCTAATTTCCAAGGAATGGTCGTTGGCAGAGCAAGTACAAAGAGACTTTTACCAAAAGCTTTAGGAATAAAAACCAATGTAAAATCAGAAAGCGGTTATGCCTGGATTAGATCAGACGATCTTCTTAAGTCATTAGGTTGGAAAGAAAAGCAAATATCTAATTTAGTTAGATATACAAGTTTAGAAAACGCTATAGTTCACGCAGAGTTGTTGAAATATTCTGGGTTGGGTCCAGAAAAAACTGGGCTGAATCAATATTTCAAAACAATAGTCAGGGTTACTCATGTTAGAGACGGTGACACGTTTGAAGTTGTTGATGTTCTTGGAAACATAAAAGAACCATATGCTATTCGTTTTGATGGAATAAACACAGCAGAATTAGACAAAATAACTGTATCGCAAGATATAGCTGTTGTTGATCCACAATCTTCGGCGTCAAAAGCTTTAGTGTTTACTAATGAAAGAGTTTATAATAAATTAATTGCTTTAAGAATTAATCCAAATAGGCCAGACATGATTCTTACTGCAGATGATTTAGAGGCTGGAGCTACAAAAAATAATATTGCCAACTACTCAATAGCAAGAGAGCCAAACGCAAGCAACTATAGCGAGCATAGATACATGGGTACTGTGTTTTATAAAACAGATCCAAATTCAAAACAAAATATAATTAATAAATTAAAATCAATTTTCTTGGCAATACCAGAAGGTACGTCAGATTCAATTCTTTATGTAAAAGATAAAGCTAAAGAACTTATTAACCCAGCTTCTGTAATTTCAACTAGATTTGATACACTTTATTTAGAGTATGACAACTTATTAAAAACAACTTCAGTCAATTATCAGAATGGCAAATATAGTGAATACTTAGAAATTGATCCTGAACATCTTCCAGAAACTGGAGATCCACTTGGTAAGTTAACCCAACTTGAATTAAGATCTTTTGATGTTTTAGTTAATTTACTTATACTTGAAAAAGTTTATGATAAAGCTTCAGAATGGCCAGTAGTTAGTTGGGATGAGTACTATGATGATGGCTCTCCTATAACGCTTAACTGGGAGTTAGTTGTAAATAACTTAGCCAGAGTATATACTGAAACTTTAAATTATATTTCTGGTCCAGCATTAAATAGTAGTTTGAATCCAGAATTAGTAAAAGTAAATCCAACGTAAATAGGTAAAAATGTCAGATACAAATATAAATCCATCAGATCTTAATAGTACGCAGGGGCTAACGGACAGACTTAGTAATCTCTATTATCCAAATGGAGAAATGGTTATTAAAAATACTAGCATGTCTCAACTATCCTATGAGGATAGAACCCTAAGAAGTTCTGACCCAGTAAAAATATTACAAGGAGATGGAATTTATAGGAACCCAGCTTTTGCACTTAATTCTTATACGCAAAGCACACAGTCCGCAATGCATGGGATAATAGCCTCAATGGCAGATATAAATGATGACATTAAAATAACAGATCCTAATGACCCAAATGGAGCTCCATTGACCGGAGCTGCAGCAAAAATGGAAATAGCAAAACAAACTATACTCAATACTGGTATTGCTCCTTCTGGTTTTGAGGGAACGATGAGGGCATTAAATGATTCAATTATCAATTTTACGATTCAACCAGGAGAATCAGGTGGAGTTGTAACAACAGACATGCGGACAAGCACTTGCACATACCGTTCAAGGATATGTATCTGCGCCTAATGCTCAAACCCTTAATGGTGGGAGTAGACCAATAGCATTACAAGAATTGTTAACGCAACAAGAAAAAGATGTCTATGCTCAAAAAATGGCTGAGTTAAACAGTAAAGAAAATTTTAAGGGTACAGTTTCAAATGCATCAATAAATTTTAATGATAACTCATATACAGATAGTAGTGGGGTAAAACATGAGGGACAAAATTTAGGTGCACTAGGCTTTGAGATAACACAAGAGGCAAGTTACGTTAGCGGATCTATGGAGGCTCAAGCTGTACCAACACAGTATTTAGGTGGTGGATCAAAATTATGTTATCCCTCCGCAGCATTATTAGAGTTGTTATTACAATTAACTAATAGAATGTATATTGAAGGAGGTATGGGCTGGAGAGCAATTATTGGACCAAACTTTAGTACTCTATCGGCAGAGAATCACAGTGTCAGCGATCATGCTTTTGGCAGAGGGTTCGATATAATGCCCAATGTAGGGACAAGTGCAGCACAAAAAATCCCTACAGGAGTTGCAGTTGACAATTATAGAAAAGCATTAGATTGTCTTTTGACAAATCTTCAAACAATCTCCTGGGATCTTCATCCAGACCTTATAGTTATACACGATCAATTAAGATCTGAGTTTGGTATAGAAGATGGTTTAGAAAACGCAAACTCTGCAATAAGATTAAAGTATCCTAAATTAGCTCCATTCGTTAACTTTGGCGTGGATTCTTCTCACAGAAATCATATACACATAAGTTTTAGCCCTCAAAGAGCTGGGTCTTTTATTACTCCAGAAATAGCTTCGGAACTAACAGGAATGCCTCTAGGTGGAAATACCGGATCTACTAATGTAGATGTAGATAAATTCAAGAATAATTATAAAGGTAAAGTAAATGAAAGTCTTACACCAGATGAGGTTATGGCGTTATTGTCTACTTCGGGAATGTTTAGTCCAGAAATGGCAGCTATTTTTACAGCAATCTCAGTAAGAGAAGGAAGCAGTAGACCAGCAGCCCTTAATCTAAAAACTTCTGGAGGCGACTTTTCTGTTACTATGTTTCAAATTACTTTACTTCCTGGAGGACACGGTCCAAAGAAGTTTGTTTTAAAGTATCCATCAGATGATTCTGTTTTAGGTTATAAGTTAGGTTATAGCGTAGACTCAGATAATGACCCAACAAGTTTATCTAAAAAACTAATTGATTTAGGCAGTGAACAAACAATAGATTCAAGAGTTTTTATCCCATATAACCAAGCATTAATGTTAGGTACGGCAGCTGCTGGTGAGGTGCAAGCGGCAAACGCAATTAAAAATAATAAACCATTAAATAGTTATCTGTTTGCTGCATGGGGAGACTATGAGTGGAAAGGTAAAAGTAGAAGTACCGTTGGTTTTATTTTTAATATAAAATTTGCTACAGCAGTAAGTGCATATCAAAGTGTTGGTGGATCTATTGATGGTCTTAAAACTTGGGTAAGAGAAAAGTTTAAAAATCAAAAACCATATCCGTATATAGAAAAATGGATGGCTGGTACAGAATTTGATGATCAAGGAAATGAGGTATAATTATGGTAATTAAATATCCAAAATTTGATAAAAAAATATTTGATCACATAGAAGATGCAAAGTTTAAGGGAAATAAAACTAGGCCTGGAACAATCATGATATATAATTCTGGCCAAAATACAGCGACAGTTATGGTTGATGAAAAGTTTTCAAGTTCAATACGGAAATATGTTACCCAATGTACCTTGCCCATTTACCTATGGCGTCCAGTCTGTTGCCCCATCTCCTGGAACCCGTTGCTTGGTTGGGTTTAGGGATGAACATGAAAATGAACCTTATATAATGATGTATTTTAACGAACCGCAATCCCACAAAAATATGAGAAATACTTCAATTGATAGTGGCATACCTAAGTTTATGGTGTAAAAATGATTTATAATTCAGACCAACCAGAAAATAAAATGTCCAATGTATTTAATGAATCTGCGGAATTAAAAAAAAGAAAAGAATTTTCCCATAGAGAAGTTGGCTTAACCCATCCAGACAATAAGGGCTTTATGAGAATAGCTGATGGTGGGGAGATAGAGATATTTGCAGCACCTGGTATAGGTATTGTTATAAACCCAAATACTAGAAGTATTTCGTTTTTTGCAGATTCAATAAAATTCTTTTGTAGAGATGATGATGGACTGAGATGGAATGATAAATCTTTTAATCCAGCATCTGATGTGTATAATGAGCCAGCTCTTTTAAAAACTGGAGACTTTTTAAACAATCCGGCCTATCATAGGACTAACCATTATTTAAATAATTTACAAGATTTTACCGAAGACCAAGTCATCACTCCTATTACTATTATTGGAGAATATGGCCTTGGAATAGCACAAAAGCAAACTGAAGAACCAACTGAAGACCCATCAGGTATGTCGTTTGAGCAAAAAACATTGCTTGACAATTATGCAAAAACACATTCTGATTCTGAAGTAGATTTAATTAAGGGTTATATGGAAGAGGGTTATTCGTTTGCTACAGCGTTAGAAAAGGTTAATAATAATGACCTGGGTAAAGCTAATAATACCCAAAATTTCCCTTGGATTACAAACGATTTGGATAAATGATGAGCGATTTTTATTTTGATCTTAGTGGGGATATAAGGATATCACCAAATAAAGATATAGCCATGACTCAAAGTTTGGCACAAAAAGATACTCAACAAATATACCTTCGTCTTATGACTGAGCCAAATGACTTTACAATATACCCAACGCTTGGTTGCGATCTATCCCTTTTAAAAGGAATGCCGCAGAGTAAGTCAACTGGTGAATTGGGAAAAAGAATAATAAGAGATGCTTTAGAAAATGAAACAAAGGGTGGAGTTTTTAGGGGAAGAAGGATATCAATTGATGCAATACCAACTTCTGCTAATTCAATAAGATTTGATGTACATATTGAAGATAATGGATTTGAACCGATTACACTATCGGTAACACAGAATATTTAAAGATAGGAACCTTATGCCAGTAGTAAACAGTAAAACAAGCACTGAGATTTTAGGAAGGATGTTGCTTTCTTTAGAAAAGAATGCAAACATTACTGCAACATATCCTGGCTCAATTGTTAGGGCATTTGCTGAATCAGTTGCAGTAGAAGTAGGAGATCTTTATCAAGCGTTAAAGTTTGCAGTTGATCAAAGCTCTATTGCCACGGCATCTGGAAGATCACTGGACATGATTGGAGCCCTGTATGGTGTATCTAGGAAAACAGTTTCTCCAGATGTCCAACAAGAAACTGACAGCTTTAATATTGAATTTTATATAGCTACACCAGCAGCTTCTGATATCGTTATTCCAGCTGGAACATATATCTATAATGATGTTACCGAATTTGCTGAAAGACAGTATCAATATATTTTAAATTCAAACGTTATAATTTTAGCTAGCACAACAAGGGCTTATGGTAGAGTTTCAGCTAATTTTAATACAGCTGATTTTACTGCAGCTAAAGGATCATTAACTAAACACAATTTTGTTTCTGCGGATGGAACAATAATCTATTGTTCAAATCCAAAAGAAGTTTATTCTGTTTCTGGTATGGAAAGTGACGACAATTACAGAAGAAGAATAAGTCTTTCAATAAAAGAAAGATCATATGGGACAACTGAAGCAATGAGGTTAAACGCACTTTCTATTCCTGGAGTAAGAGATGTTAGGATAAGAGAATCTTCTTACGGCCTTGGTTCATGCGATGTGATTGTTGTCCCAGAATCACAAAGAGTTGATCCATCTTTTGTTCAAAATATACTCTCAACCCTTTCAGCAAGAAAACCTGTTGGTATTAAGTTGAACATAAGACTGGCAGACAGGGTACCTATTGGGGTTGTAGCAAGCATCGTTTTGCCGCAAGGATTAGGGCAAAGTACAATCAATGCACTTGAAAGCCAGGCAAATCTCTTTGTGAAAAGATATTTAAATTCATTTACAATAGGCGGATCATTAGATTTTGCTGCACTAGAAGCCCAAATCAGAGCTTCTTCTGAATTAATAAAATCAGTGAATATACTAAGCGTTACCTCAAAGGGCCAAGAATTGCCAAAAGGTTTATTCAGATTACCAACTGATAGAGAATATATGATCGCTGGGACAGTATCGCTATTTTCTGTTATAATGTCTTCACAAGGTTATTAGAACTGAAAGAGTGGTACTTATGTCAGACAAGCTATTTCTTGTCACTAAAACTCATATAATAAAAGCCAAAAATATGAAGCACGCGAGAGGCTTGGTGGAGGGAGAAGACGACCTCCCTGGTGATATATTGGCAGACAATGTTTTTGCAAAAGAAGTTGACGAAGAGCAAGCATCACGTTATTTTGCAACGGGTCAAGATTCATTCTACGATACAGTTGATGAGATGTCGTTTAATGAAAATGATGAAGATTTTCCTGCGCCATTAACGAGCACAGTACCATCTTCAACAATAGATTTTCTGAGATCAGAAAATAAAAGATTAGCTCGTTCTGCAGACAAGTATAAAAATATAAGTGAACAAGCATCAGAAACGATTTATAGAGCAGCCTACGATGCTTTTGCTAATTTTAAGCTTCCAGAAATACAAAGAAGAGAGCCTCGTAAGGGTGGTAAGGGCACACCAGAAACTGCTGTTGTCGTCTTTGCCGATTGGCAGTTAGGAAAAGTTACCCCAGATTATAATTCTGAAATAGCTGCAAAAAGAATAGAACTCTATACAGAAAAAATGTTAGAGATAGTTGAAATCCAAAGAGCAGACCATCCAATTGATAACCTGCATGTTTGGATGTTGGGTGATATTGTTGAGGGTGAAGAGATTTTTCCAGGACAAAGTCATTTGATTGATTCAGGTATTTATAGGCAGGTTGGTGTTAATGGTCCTGAGATACTGGGTAAGTTCTTTGGAACAGCACTAGAAAACTTTAAGCAAGTTAATGTAACTGCAGTTATTGGGAACCATGGATCAGTTGGTGGAAGAAACCGCAAAATGTATGACCCAGAATCGAATATGGATAGATTACTATATAAGATAACTAGTCTTATATTTTCCAAGAATGAAAGAATTAATTTTAATATTCCAGATGGAAGAGGCGAAAGACACTGGTATGCAGTAGATAAAATTGGTGATTATTCAACTCTTTTGATCCACGGAGACCAAATGCCATCACCAAACTCAATTACTAGTTACTATAGAAAAGTAATGGGTTGGAAAGATGGGGCAATCCCAGAAGAATTCCAAGATGTATTTATGGGCCACTACCATCAACAGGCAAAGATGACACTAGGAAGTTCCACCTTGAGAATATCTGGTTCTCCAGAAAGCTACAACACATATGCACAGGAGTATTTTCACTCTATGAGTAGACCATGTCAGCACTTAATGTTTGTGCACCCAGAACACGGTGTGACCTCAGAGTACTCAATATGGCTTGATGCAGTATAAATCTAGGAATAAGGGTAAATGAAAACATACTTCCTTGCGTTAAATAAAACTGATTTTAACATATCAGGTAATACGTGGACGTCCAATGTTATAGATCTTTATTCAAATAGATTTTATTCAAATTACTCAACTATAAGATCAGCAACTGGAATCAACCCACTTGGTGATTATACATTTGTTGGAACGGAAATTTTACCTAACGCCACTCCAACAATAGGCCCCTATGCAACAGTAACAAATTATGGTGAATTTTTTCTAGACCAGAACGTACGGAACATATTCAGTTTTTGAAAACGCTCAGGATCAAGATGGAAATTATATTTTTAATTTTACTGAATCTTCTCCATATTGGATCTTAGGGCAAGATTATGGTACGGTTCAACCATATAGATTCGTTGATACCAGTTCTAGAATAGATATTATTGGATATAAAAATGCCCTAACAAACTTACCTGGTACAGAAGTTCCTAGTTGCGAAATAAAGATCTACGCATCATCGCAAGATGATGCACAAGTATCCGAGTGGCAACAGATAGCATATATTAACGATAAAACTACTTTACTCTTTTTAAGAGATGTAAAAAGATATTCAAAATTTGAAGTTATATTCAACTCAACGTCATCATTGGACGATGCAAACTTCCTGCTATTAGTTCAAATACAAATAGAAGATATTATTTCTCCAGTAATATCAGACCATACTAGAAATATTCTTTCTAATTTTCCATCATGGACCAAGATTTATTCTGACTCTCTAGAAAGAGCAACGCCATCATTGGCTACCCCAGAAACTACAGCTGGTAAATTAATTAATTCATTAATAAATGACGACCTGGATAGAGTAGATGAATTGATAAGTAGGATTGAATTAGATTCTTTTATAAATTCAGCAGATCAAACAGAAATAGCTTGGGCCTATACATATACACCAGTAAGACCTGGATTTGTTAAAGTTACTGGTGACAACGCAGAACTGGCAAGGGTTTCTACAATAAAAGATCTTTTAGATCATAGAACAACTGATTATGTTTTTTATTATAATTTCATTTCTGGAGAATTAATAACAATTAAAGAATTTAAAAACTTATATATAGATAATACTTTAGTTAATCCAGTAACTACTCAGATGTTTAACAGCTTTGATGAATTTGGCCTTAGGGTTGGTTTACAAAGATTATATCTAGAGTCTAATTCTAATTTCGCAAAAAGAATACTTGATGTTAACCAAAATCCACCGGCCATTAACTCTAATAACTTTAAATTAACTTTAAGAAGAGAGTTGGATATATGGAGGGCTTTTGGTGCTACGCCAAACTCTGACTACCTAGGAGCCACACCAGAGGTATTAGAAATTTCAGACTTAGAATCTATAGCCAAATATTTTACTAAAGAAGGAATTCCTACAGATAATTTTATAAATTTTGTACAGTATCTTAATACTCAATATCCATCTAATTATGGTTATATTAAGTGGGGAGAATCTTACTGGGATTACGCTGGAGCAAAACAGGAGGGCGTATCGTCTCTGCCAACGATACTAGATGCAGCAACGACAAGTTTTTATTCTGAAGTGTATCAACCTGGAGTTGGAGATTTTGAAGACGCTAGAATTAAATTAGAAAAAATTGATAAAGAAATAAATAAGTACTCATTTGGTCTTAGAGTTAGCGGTTTGAAATTTGAAAATACAGAACCAGCTTATGAACCGATAAACATCGTATACGATAGTTATATTTCCTACTATGAAGATTATATAGAAAATGATACAGCAACTGTCACATATGATGTTGAACTACTACTGAATTTACACGGGGACATACCAAACGACGCGGTTTATAAAGCAAGATATATTGATTATGTAAAAAACATATACGGACAAAGTTCTTCGCCAGAATTTTTGGTAAAAAATATATTCACATCTTCTAACTTCACCAGTGGAGAATCTGTATTTTATAACAGTTCAGGAGATCCATATACTAATACATTTACGGCCTCCGCCACAGAGTCCTATAGACTGTCTGAGATACCACTTTATGCCGTCGATGCTGCAACAATAAGCTTTGTTAGTGCTACTGGACCATCAGGTGCAACAGGGAACTACGCCACGATAGGATTCCTAGATGCTACCCCTAACACGTATGCTAAAGATACTTCTAAAAAAATTATAAAGACTGCATCACAAATAAATGATTCGCCGTACGCGATAAAATTAAAAATTGGTTCACAAATTTATAACCCAACAAAAAAACGTATTGTCAATACTCCAAAAATAAGATCACATCGTTTTGGTAACACTCTAAATAACTCAAATGATATTACCCAAAAAACAAACATAACGTTTACTCCACAAGATGTGGTTAAAAATTTCACGATCCCATATGGGGCAACTCCTATATATGTCCACATATCAAATGTTGTTGAAGATTCATATGACATAGACTTGTCTACACCACCGTATCAAGGTTATGGTGGAATTTCAAAAAATAGAGATAATGGACTAACCTACCTAATACCTGCAACGCCAAATATATTATTTAGTTTTATCACACCAAATTTTGCTACTCCTAATCAACATGAAAGCTATATTAATACTGTTGGATCAACTGTAAATTACTATTTTACAAATATTAAATTTCCATATAAATCAACTCCTAATCAACTGGTCATTTCGTCAAATGACTCTTCACTATATCCATTTGATTATATGTCTTGGGAAAAGTTTACGGCTGATTATGAAAATCAAATAGACTTTTATATATCTGATGAAGGTGTTTTAATCGATGGTGCAACTTCAAGTTATCAGTTAATGAATAACAAAAAACCTGATTTAATTGGATATTTTGATTTTCAAAGATCTGATTTTGGTTTAGGTGATTATGGATCGTCTCCTAATTTATGGATTTCTGATATTGAAATTTTAAATGAAAATGATAATGTAGCTATATATGGCCTATGGCATACCTCTATGTTGCAAACCGCTAAAGATTTTGGGGCAAGTGTTTATGATTCATCTTTTGTTGATCAATCAATGTGGCAGAGAATGTTGGAAGTGGGAGGCGCAACTCCAGAAGGACTTTTGAATTATCTTAATCCGACTACTGGTAAGTACCATATAAAAAATGTTCCTTTCTATGCTCAGTATTTATTTAGGGAAAATTATTCAATTAATCCAAGTATAAAAACTGGTTGGTATTACCAAAATGGTGAAGATAGATATATTTACGCAAAACCCAAATTTTATTCAGAATATAGCAACACTGAATTTTTATTACCACAGGTTGCAAGACAGGGCGCACCAATAATTGTGACTGTAGATGATGAAGAATATACTCAAGTTTCTTTTTTTGATGAAGCCACACCAACCACGCTGTCTGAATATAACTATGAATACATTATCGCAAGATTTGATGACTATATTGCATTAGCATATAAAGATGTTTATGATATTACAATATATGATCAATATACTGGAGAAATTGTAGCCACTGGTTTAAGTACAGAAAATAATATAATTAATTCTTCAGTATTAAATTCAACAGGATTAATAGAAAAAAATAAAGAATATAAAATTACTTACAAAGTTAAAAAAACATTTACTGTTGATAACCAATATTATAATGAATTTGATAATTCTTATAGAACAAAAATTAATATATTACATACAGAAAGTAGTACTCCCTACATAGATGTCACATACGAGTCTTCAGTATTTGACAGTGATTTTGAAGATTTTGTGTTACCTTTAAATCCTTTAATTACTTCAGTTGATGAAGGGTATATTTACTTATCGCATAATGAATATGATTTTGATAAAGTCGAAGGAAAACTTTCGCCAAATCAAATAATAGCTAATTCAAAAGATTTTATGGCTTTAAATATTTGGACTAAAGATATCAATAAAAATCCAAAACAAGCTTATTATGTAGACATAATAACACCCAATGGATCCGCAACTCCAAGCTCAGTCCAAACAGGTGAAGACGGTTATGCAAGAGCATATATCAAATATACTGGATCAAATGTTGCCACACCCACCACACAATATGTATACATAAATGCATTAGACGCTTGGCAAGGTAACGTGGTTTCATCTGCAACAGTAAATTACTATGTAAAACCGCAATTAAACGTCCCTAAAAAAGTTACCTCAGAAGTGACAAAAAAAGTCATAAATGCTGATGGGGTAGAAACAGTAGACATTATCGGACACGCCACTCCAAATGCAAAGGTTTATTGGAGAAGGGGTAGAAATCTTTATGAAACTTTAAATAGATCTTATTCTACATCAACCTCAGAACCAAATCAATCTCAATTGGCTGGAATGACTACGGCAAATTCAAATGGTGATTTTTCCATAGGCCACTATAGGGCTCAAAACGACGCAACTCCGGGCTATTGGTTTGTTGTAGTAGATAGCGAATTTGCTAGTACTCCTAACGCCAATCCTGTTACTATAGCAGGAGATATAGTTTACTGGTATGAGAGATATGATGTTAACCAGTCAAATTCGGCCGAACCTACTTTAACTTCTGTTGAAGGTAGTACAACGAATTATTATCATTATTTAGAAAACCCAGTATTTAAAAAGAACCCTAATACAGATAAAGTGTTTTATGAAAATAGTTTTAAAAATTCTTGGAACTTACCAAAATGGTATCCTGTATCTAGATATGAACAATATCAAATGGGTCTTTTAGGGGCTACGCCATATGTTGTTGAGAGCTATAAGAATCTCCACCCAGACTATGAAGAGGAATAATAGTGAAGCCATTTTCTAATATTACTGATAACGGTTTTGAAAATGCAATTAGGACTGGTTCATCACTCCCCGATGATGCAGTAAATTTGGGTTGGTTTTCATCAGAAGAAATAACACCAAAAAATTACTTAAACGTTGTTGACCTTTCTGGTCTGACGCCAGAAAATGCCGCAAATAATATGGCAACAGAAGATGATTTCATGATGTATGCAGATGAATTTGGTGTACTTAGATACGCAAAAAGCAACGCACAACTACATCAAGTAAAACATTCTCCAATAGTTAAAAACTCAGAAGTATCCATAAGTAATTTTCTTATGGACAATACTGATTCTATAACGGATAAAAATTATACCTCAAGAATTGACGAATTTGAAAGTTCACTTTTTGCTCATAGTTATTATGTAAGTAGATTTTTTACAATCATACCAGCTACTGCTTCAATCTATTCTGGAATACAAAATTCGATAAAAATTAATGATCCAGATAAATATAATATTAGAGTAGTAGATGGTTCTGGGAACAAGTATTCAGATGAATATGGAAATAATAAATATCAGGTATATATAGAAAAATATGAATATCCAGGCAGGACCCTGCAGTCAGAATTTTGCAGAATAATTGTTACACTAGATGCATCTGATCCAATTGGTTTATATCTTGTTTACGATAAATATGAAAAAACTTCTGACAATCTACCTTACAATCAGTTCCTTAATTACAAGGAATATATTAATGCGATACCGACATACTCATACGCTGTAGAAGAAACTGAAGTAATTGATCCCTCTTCTTTTAATAGAAGAGTTTATTCAACTCAACTTTTTGCGCATAAAGAAAACAGGTTGCTCAAATCAAAAACCGAAGATGAAGGTTGGAAAGTTGTAACACCTAAAAAAGCAATTCAAGACCCAAGAACTTTTCAAAATTTTAACTGGAGGTTATTAGCTAAAATTAATTATGATTTTAGTAAAGTAATTGACAAGTATGAAGATACTGAAAGAGCTGTTTTGAATGTAGCAGTACTCTATTCTGGTAGCATAACTAATGCAAAAAATGCCTATGTGTTTGCCAACCTTGAAGAAGCCGCTTTTAACCAGCAAAACTTTTTATTTAATAATCCATTTGCTCCTACAGGAAGTAACAAAACACAAAAAAATTATTGGTGTGTAGACATAGACAATTATGTTTCAAACTACGCCTCACTGTCAAATGGGTTTGATTTAGACTTTGTTGTTTGGACGCCAAACCAAGCAATAACAGCTAACCAAAAAAGAACAATAGACATGATGATGGATCATGGTATTTCTGTATTTGTTGATTGTTCAAATCTTGACCAAACTAATTTAAATACTTCTGGATTATCTTCTTTTAATTTTAATTTAAATTCTACATTAAAAACAACAGGTTTATTGCAACTGGCAGATGATTATGTAAATGGAGAAAGTGTCTTCAATAGCTTGGACATGGCGGACTATACAGAAAGCACGTCTATAAAACATTTTGGTGTTTTTGGGACTAGGATAGATGTATTTAACAGCAATGCAGTTAGGCCAGTTAGGGCATTTTCCAGTAGCCCAGAAGCATCGGATGGTACAGCTAAATCGATTGCTTGGATCTTGGATGGTGGGGTAAAGTATACAACAGTTATAAAAGATAAGTATAATTTAAACTCAGAGTTTTCTCCATTTGCTGTGTTTTCTCTAAACCCAATTTTAGCATTTGTTAATGATAATTATGGGTCAAGTGGCACTGGAGTTTCTGTACCAAACAATGATTTGTTAAATAACTTTCCACTCGGTAAAGTGGGTAGCCAAATCCAATTAGGGTATAGCCAAGCTTCCCTTGGGGCAAACTATCTGTTTATGAATATAATATCCGAGTGTAATAAAAATAAAGTTAATAGTAAATTAAAATTTTCTCAAGATTCTGCTGTTGTTTGGAACATATCACCATGGAGAAATTCTTGGACTATTAATGGCAAAAAAGATTCTAATGGTAAAATTAATGTTCTATTTGATGATGAAAAACAACTGTTTAAGTTTTCTGAAAAAACAATTGAAAAAACAGACAACGTTACGGTTCAATCTACTGATACAAATTTCTGCAGAGAAATTAATTCTTCTTTAGGTAAACTTTTACTAGATGATTTTGAAGCTACATCAATGCAAGTTGACTCTGAAACATTAATAGCTTCTGATTTTAGTAATGTGGAATTTTATATTGAGTGTTCAAATGACAATGTTGGTTTTTTAAATTTCTCAACAATTGATAATACAAATTATATTTTTGCAGATGTTAAAACTTCCTATAGTATACATAAATTAAACACCGCTGCAAAGAATAAATTATCTTCTAGTCAATTAACAATAGATGCGTATTCAAAAGTATACTCAAAAGAATTTGATATTAAATCAATTTATTATCCTTATATAATACTTGACTATTCTCAGGATCAATCATATGAAGCAAAATCAAACTCAATAATAAATACACCAAAAGAATATTTGCCAGGAAGCCAATTCGTAAGAGATTACGATTATGCTTTTAAAACACAAGTTTTTGTTACGCAACTTAAGGCAAATAAGTACACATATGATGTTAACTGGTCAACTTCATTTACAACAGACTTAGACGCAGTTATAAAGAACGCAAAAGTTATAACTCAAAAAGCTACTGAGGCTACACCGGATGGGACACACTCTGACATCTACAGAGAGGTAGATGAAAATGAAAAAGCTGTTACAGGAAGTACCTACGTTTATAACGGCAAGTTGTTTCCAACAAATATTTATTCTGCAACTGATTTATTATCAAAGAAACCAAAAGATACAAGTAAGCCAATAAATAACTTTGTATACACCAATGATATACCTACATCGGGTAGATCCGATGAGTATATGATTTATGGTTCAGGTAGCGGCACTGTTTCTGGACAATCTGGATCAAATACTGTTACTACAACAACAACCGTCACAGGAGTTCTCGGTGGAACCGTTGCGAACAGAGGTTATGATGAATCTGTTATACCACCAGTTAGTGAATCAGCAGCTATAAAGAGTTCATTTACTGGAACAGCTTGGGGCACAGAAGAAGGTTTGTTTGCAAATGGCAGAGGTTCTCACATATACTGGTTTGTCTCTAGGTACGGTTCAACATATGCAATAAATAGTGATTTTAGTTCTTTTCAAGACAAATACTACTATACATCACAAAACCTAATGCCGTCGCGCACTTATTCAATAGCTGATGTTCTTAAAAAAATGTTTGATACTTGGGAATTATATGAGCCAAGGTTAAATACCGCAGCAGCTCCGATAATTACAACACAAACAATTACTGTCAATACACCTGCTGCAAATGCTGGAAGTGGACTTGTAACAAATAAATATGTTTTGTATATTCAATACACTTTAAATAAAGAAGCTAATTTAGCAGTTAAATTAACTGGGGTGTACGATGCTGCAACATCAGCAGCAGTAAAAACTTATCAGTCACAAAAAAATCTTGACTGGGTTGATGCAATAACAGATTCACAAACAAAATCAGTAATGGCAATGTACTGGCTAGATTTGAAAAAACACAATCCAACTAAGTTTAACCAATATTATGCAGCAGCGCCACAGGATGCAAAAGTATACATAGACAATGCATTAGTTTATTCAGATATTGGTCAGGTGCCTTCAGGAAAAGAATATAGAAGAATAAGCTTTACCGGAACTGCAGGACCACAAAGAATACAAGACTTCATAATCATGAAAGTTAAACAAGTTCAAAATACTTCTGGAACGGCTCAGAAATGGCAAAAACTTGAAAAATTATACATAGCAGCTGGATCTTGGCCAGTTACCGTAAAGAATGTATATTTTTACGATCAAAATCTAACAGCAACAAAACACGAAGCCCCACTTCCTGGTTCTTCAATAAGAGCAAAAAGTTCAATAACACCGGGCTTAACAATAGCTGCTGGTGCTGGAGAATGGATTGATTGTGGAAATCTTCAAGGAATTAAATATGTTATGGTAGAAGTTTGGGGAAATAAATTAAATGACCCAGTACTTGGACCGTACGCTGAAGGTTTTTCTCTCAGAGATGTTGCTTTTAAAATAACAACACCAGAAAAAGGAAAAGATGCACTCCCTGAACTTAGTGCAGAAGGTAATTCTATTGCATCGGCTACAGCTCACGGAAGAATATACGGCAAAACAACATTGCAATCCGGTGATTTTGGTTTATTTAAACTGGGATCAATTGCTGATGCAATTGGATATCCTGGTTCAACAATCACTGCGATATACCTAGATTCTATAGATGTATATGGAGAATTAAAAGACAGTGCAGGAAATCAAATTATCGATGCCGATGGGAATCCAGCAATTCTTTCAGATACGCAAGGAATAGATAAATTAATTTACTCTCCATCACAGGCATTTGACAATAGTAATTATAGCTGGACATACAATACGGCTACGGTAGTTGTAGAGAGTCTTAGTACGTCAAGTTATATTGGTGGGGTGAGTCCTGCAATTACGTCTATAGCCAGAAGTGGAATCACTACTCCAACACAACTGACAAGTGGGGAAATAAGTGCTCAATTTAGCATTGTCTCGACTAGGGCACCGTGGTATCAAATTACAACTACTAATGGTGTTGAGTTGGAGTCAATAGAAACTTCAGTAGAAAAAGAAGTAAGCAACTTTTATGTAGCAGATGCTGATATTAAGGGCCTAAACTCAAGGCAAAATAAGAAGCTGTCAATTAATGCAAAAGATGGTGCTGTTGTTTTAACAAACTCACTTGGTCAACCTGAAGGTTTTCCTAATTATAATAGTTTCTTGGGTCAAGCAAATGTTGAAACTTCATTTGGCAGTACGATTCTTAAATGGAATTTAAAAGATGCAAATGGAGTTTCTGTGCCTCCTCCTGACGGGTTGCAATGGGGCTTCTACAATATTTCAACAAGAGAATTTTTAGGCAAAAAATTATCATATCAGTATTACACAACGCATATGAGAGACTTGTACATAGGCCTTATAGCCTATGACGCAGACAGAAATGCAGCAACTTCAACAAACATAATAGGAATAGATAATAGATTTGGAGCTTTATCAGAATTCCAATTCCCAGCAAAATCTATTTGTCCAGTTTATTCGGTTAAGATTAGCGATAGGGCAAAAATATCTATTTCAAATCCACCAAAAGATTTATCAAAATTTGATGAATGGTTTATTAATGTAAGTCGTGGAAGGTTTTATAAAAAGATAACTCCTCCATTAAATTATAATTTTACAAATTGGTTAAAGAATTATAAGGGCGTTGAATTACGCTGTTTCTTTGATACAACTAAAATACAAATTCCTTCGTCGGATATATTTGGATCTGGATATTATGATGTATTTGAAGAAAATCCAATTGTTTTGTCAGAAACAGACATACAATTAAGACACGGTTCAGTGTACTGTACTCAGCAACAGTTAAATAAATTAGGTATGATAAATTACTTAACTGATGCAAGTCCAATAGAGCCTTGGTTAAAAGTATCTATAAAAAATCAAAACTTAGAATGGGTTGAAATTGGTTTAAATCAAATTCGAAATTATAATAAGCATACTGGAACAATATCTTTTTCTAAAGAAATTGTTCCTTCTGATCCATCAGACATTAGGGTCACGTACGTTGTAAAAAATCCAAATATTAAAATATACCATATTGATGGGGTCGAGTTGCCATTGAATCCGTTTACTGCCCACAGTGGTTATACTTACTTATTTGATCAGAACACAATAACTTTACAAGAAGTTCTAAAAGATAATGGTAATTTTATTAAACCAGTACATTTTTACTTGTTACCAACTGAAGTAGAACAGCTGGTAAATGGAGAATATGTCCCCGTTGCTGATTATTCGTTGGCAACAACTCCAATACAGTTCACGGTTGATTATTCTATTTTTAATCCTAGATCTGTAAACTACAATCCATTTGCCATACATATTGGCACTTCTGTTGTAAATAATTCTTTTGACTTAGAAAATATGAGTTTCTTAGACCTAAGAGTAAAGGGTGGAGGAATTTCAGCGGGTACACCAATGCAAAACCTGGTTGATGAAAAACCAAATATTCTTTCATTTGCGGACGTTATTTCTGGCAAAGGCTATTTGTATCCAAATGGTGGCTATGTTATAATTAAAATACCAAAAGAAGTAAATGATAATTTTACTTCTAAAGAATATATATACAATATTGTTAGATCAAACCTCACCGCTGGTGTTGCTTTTGAAATACAAGATATGGACGGAAATGATTGGAGAACAATTTAGATGATTCCACATTTAAGCGACTATGTATCTTCTTTCAGTAGGCAAGCCAGAAGGACTGTTGATTCAGTATTATCTGAGTCAACTATTGAAAAAGCTCAAATAGGAAACCTAATTAAAAAAGTTGGATCCTTTGCGTCTGCTGCGGATTACATTCCATCCTATGTTAATTCGTTGTCTTCTCTGCAAAGAGAACCTATGATAGATCTATTTAGGGATATGGATTTAAGAATCAAAACAAATTTTGATATTGTTAATTCGCTGTCTTTGTTGAGGGCTTCTATGGAATCTATATTTTCTGGTGAAGTAGAAAAAATAGAAAAAGATATTATTTATTTAGAGTCTTTTATAAACAATTATTCTTTTATTTCTGGTGAAGATGATTTGTATAATGATTCTTTAATAGAAAATTTTGATAATGACAAAAATTCATATATATATGAAAATTCAAATTTACAAATTCCAGATAGAGATGGAAATAAATTTCTACCAAAAGAAAGAGCCTTTATAGATAAGGCAACTAACTCTTTAAAGTTTTCTTCTTCGTTTGAAGAATCATTAATCAATTTAGAAAAATCAAATATTAAGGAATTAAATTATTATACAAATTTTTCTGAAGAATATATTTCAAGTAATACAGGCATAGATAATGTATTTAATAATTCATCAGCAAAAACTTGGAATATGACAGTTAAAACACCGTTTGTGGTGACTGGATCGTTGTTTGACAGAGAGGAATTTAAATTATTTCAGAATGGCGTTAGCGTAGATTCTTCTGCTCAAATAGCTGTTGAAATAATTTTTAATACCTATGTTCAAGCTTCAAGATTAAGAGTATTGCCTAATACAACCAAGGGTTTGTATATAACTCAGGTAGTTTTAGAAACTGATTCATCAAATACACAAACTAATTCAAGCACAAACCAATTCAAAAAAATACCAATACTCTCTTCAGCTGTCTATGCAGAAAAGAGTTTGGATATAGACTTTGGTGGTAGCAATCATGTAAGGTCTATTATCATATTTTTTTCGCAAAAAGAGTATGCAAAAACAAGAATAGCTCCTCTTCAGTCTGAATTAAATTCTAAGCTTGTCAATCAAATAGCTAAAGCTGTCAGAGTAGAAAGAAAAAAGAATCATGACAAACTACAAGACATGGTTATTAAATTCTTTATCAAAGATTATGCTAGAGACTATATTATTAGAAATAAAAAATTATACAACTATGATTATACAAATTATTATCCAACAGATTTGTCTAAAAAAAGTGTTGGTGTTTTAAAAGAAATAAAAAGAAACAACTATTATTCAGATTTAGATTCATATAATAAGTTTAGAAATACAAGTTTATTATCAAATGTGGTATTTTCTGTGATTTCCTATTCGCTTGGTTCAAGGCTAAGAAGCTTAGTCAAGTCCACATATATAGAATCTAACTTAAAAGATACTGTAAAAAATGCTGCGATGTATAGATCTGGCGGGTTAGTACCATTGGGTGACTCAAATATTGGCAACAGGAATGCGCATTTTGTTGAGGAATCCTACAACTCTTTCAACCAGCTTGACGCCGCAACACTATTGAATAATATAGAAACACCAGGCCTATACGAGTATATGTTCTCTCTTAAAAATATAGCCTTGTTTACAGTTTCGGAAACTACTAGCAGCACTTCTCCAGGAAGAAGATCAGTGTTTGTTAGCAAAAAAATGCCCATCGAAGGCATGCCACTTAAGACTAAAATGATGGCTGAGTACTTCCCTGAGCTTTTAAGATCACAATTTAATTCAGGTTTTGATTCAACATCTGTAGAGTTTAGTGTTTCAATTGTGGATAATCCTTCTCAAGAGACTGATTGGATACCGCTAATACCATTCAATGATACCTATATTAGAAGCGAATATCTTTTCTTAGATATAGCCGGAAAAGGTTCTCTTAGATTTATACCGAATCAAGAATCAGTTATTCTTTATGAAGACGGCATAAGAAGAGACTATGGAACATATTCTTTAAGTGGAAAAAATATAAGTGTATTAAATTTTAATAAAAATAAAAATTATTTTATATCATATACACCGTTTAATATAGCAAATTATAAAGAAATAAATTTGTTTTCCAAAGCAATGTCAACACCGATACTTGTAACAGCAAGCTCAAGTGGTTATAGTGGCGAAATATTTGATGGCACGGGGACTAGTAACTCAATTCAACTTTCTCATTTGCCTTACATAGATCAGTCTAAATTTGTAAACGCTTCATATTCTGCTATAAATGGAACAATAGCAACATCAAAAAGCACATCGGGTAATTTCGACTATTCATCGTATTCACCAATTAAAATTATAATGGCTGATGGCACAATCGCAACTAATATAACAAATTATTTGTTAACCGATGCGCAGAACCCATATTTTTACAGTACAGATTCTGTATTATTTACTCACTCAGGCAGATACATTATGTTTAATAAACCAATTACTCAATCTTTTAGAGTACTATATCAATATATACCTGAGGTATTTAGGTATAGAATTATATTAAGAAATTTAAATGGAACACAAGATAACTATTCTGTGGATAGATTATTGTTTAAATTTTCAATAAATAAAGATAATACATTTGTTAATAATTTTATTAAATTTGATAATAAGTATAAAGATAAATTAATCTAAGGTAATATATGGCACAACTATCAACAGACACTCTTGTTTACACGCAAATAGTTTCAAAGGTACAAAGCTTTATTAACGACTACGTTAAAAATAAAAATTTGTCACCTCAGGAATTTGATAAAGCGTATCAGGATTTGCTATTTGACATCAACAATAACATAGGTGGCCTTACCGCAGATATTAAATTGATCAACAAAGGTGATATCCCATCAGCAGATATTTTTAATAAGATGATATCTGCTTTAAGTAAAGATTTAAATATAGCAACTAACCAACTGGATACAATGACCGCTGGTCATGTTAATGCATTCAACATTTTTTCAAATCAAATAGAAGCAGAAAAAAATTCCTTAACAAGAATAAAATCAAAAATAACAGTACTTGAAATGTATTCTGGTAGTTCATCTACTGATATAACATACTTAGGCGATTCTTTTAATGACTTATCGCATGTCAACGCCTCACTTATACGACCAGGTTTAGTCCCAGATATAGAAGATGGATATGCAACGTTAGCAAAAACAACAACTAAAAAATGGGGTTCTTCTGTTAGGGTGGTTAATCAAAATTATAATAATAGCGTTGTTAATGAAATACCATTTGCTAATACATCTAATGGGCTAAAAGGAAACCATTTTATTTATCAAAATGATTCAGATAAAAATCAATTTTTATATGAAAAAGATTCTGCTATTTTAAGATCAAGCGAAGTAGCAATAATGGATGGAACTCCAGCTACTTACTTTGAATACGAAGCAGTAAAGGTTTTAAATGTAGACTCAAAACCAGATTATGAATTTCAATATTTAAGTAATGGAAAATATATTAATTGGAGTGATTTTGACACATCAAATCCTTTAAGGCTTACTTTAGAATTTTCTTCTCAATCAAAAAAAGGTGAGTATTTAAATTATATATCAATAGTTCCATTTTTTGGCTATGATATACCGGGAGCTAATGCATTAATTAAAAATGTAAAAATTACTTCAATAAAACTATATGATGAAACATTAAACAAAACATATGAATTAGTTAATAATGGACCAGTATATATAGGTTCAGATATATCATCTAAAAATATAAATAATTATAAAGAATTTTTTTATAACAAAGGCATATTTAGATTTGAAGAAAAAAGAACAAACAAAGTTTATATAACATTTGAGCAACCAGAATTTAATGACACCGTTATAAAACACGCTTATTGGACTCCTTATGAAATCGGAAAAACCGAAAAATGGAATAATCAATCTAGATTTCAACCAGAAGCAGTATTTAGTTCCTCAATACAAAATGTAACTTGGGATAAAAATTCTCTTGTTCCAAGTCTTGATAAACCAACAGAAATAAAGTCATCAGCTTCTGATATTAGACAAGTTACCGTGAGTTACAATGCTCAAGTTTCTTCTGGTAATAAGTACCAAATTAAATTAACAGACGGTACAAATTTTTATTATTGGATTAAAAAAGATCCAGATACTGGATTAGATCTTTTTGGTACAAAAACAGATGCACCTTTGTATACCACGGACACAACTGTTGGAGCAAACAGGCTAAGAATGATAGACCCAGATTATCCAGCAGGATGTGTTCTGGTAAATGCAAATAAAGCAGATGCCCTGAGTGCGCTTAAAATAAGAATGAATACAATATCTGTTACGTCACAAGTAGCAACCGTGACAACAATAGGTAACCACGGCTTCTCTCAAGGAGACAAAGTCTTTATAAAAGACCGTTGGGAAAATGTTGACATATGGGGAACTTTTACTGTTACTTCAGTTGACAGCACTACTCAATTTAAAGTTTCAACAAGTGTTGGTACAAACATACCAACCACAGATATATCTGGTAATTTTGGCCTATGTGTAAAAGCTATAACTACTCCAACAAAAAATAATTTAACCATAGAAACAAGTACAAATACAATAAGTCAAGCAACTAAAACTATTTTAAATCTAAAAAGAAATTTTGAATATCTTAAAGCTAAAAGAGCTAGTATAGGAATTAGGGATATATCATTCGGTAAAGAAACATTTAAGGACGCAGCTGAGATCGTTTCAAAGCCATTTGCAATTAATGGACAACTAGAAATGCTGAGTCTACAAGCCGCAGATTTTACTGAAAAAACTGACAATGGTCAGTCTACAATAAGATATTATATCAGCGTTGATAATGGTGTGAAGTGGATACAAATCCAGCCTATTCAAAGAAATTTTACCGGAGTACCAGAGGTTCTATCTTTTAATCAAAACTTAACGGGCGACAGTACAATCCCTCAAATAGCTTACTTCAATGTCCCCGATGTGCCAAATCCCATCACTTCAGTGATAGTCAAAATAATAATGCAAAAAGATACTTCTTTAAATAATACCCCAATAGTTTACTACTATAAACTAGCGGCAAGGATCAGGTAATTATGTCAATAGAAAATGTACAGAAAGAAAGATTTCTAGAAACAATATATAAAATATATTATTCTCTTGGATCAGAGCCAACAACAAACGAGATATCAACTATTTATGGAAGATATTTTTCTAGATATAAGCCGGGGTTGTCAATACCAGTTCCTTACGACGATTTGTCATCAACAGCATTGGTTGATTTTGAAAAATTAAATAGATTATTAGTACATACGGCTTTTAATATAGATGTTATTTATGATTCATATTTTGATGAAATAGAGAATCTCTATTCTCTTATTTCTGCATTTAAATTTAGAATAGATAATCTAAAAAATAGAAGAGCAGAATTAGAAAAAAAAGTAGATGATTATTTATTTTCTATAAATAATACTGATGGCTTTTATTTTAGTCATACAAATGCATTTAACGATACGTCATTAACTGACTTAAATAATACAACTGGTGTAGTTGACACTCTTTCAAGAAAATTCACAATACCAAAATTAAATTCTGGTTTATTTAATTACGTTGGTAACATCCTGTCCAAAACCTCAAATGCATCTGTTGAACTATTTGTAGATAGTGTCACTAAAAAAACCAGTCAAAACGTAGATTTTTCCAATGTGTTTAATGGCCTTAATAATAGTGAGTGGTCATACAAATATGGATCACCATCTATTGGCGTATGTACATTAAAAATTACAATTCCCATTCCATCTATAGGTGGTTCTGTAAATGGAATTTCATTAGTCGAAGGAAAAATAAATTCAAAAAAACCAGTTGAAGCTACTGTCGTTGTTATAGACCCACAAGATAGAACAAAGTCATTGTCATTTAACAAGGATAGTTCAACAGATTATGATAACTTTTCTTTTAACTTTTCCACAAAAACAGCTTCTTCAGTAGAAATTTATCTAACAAAAGTGGAACCAGATTATACAGACTCTACAAACGGAGCACTTCTGTATTACTACGATTTTAGAATAGAAGAATTAATAATTACAGCGCCATATTACGATGCTTCCGCAACATTCGTGAGCCAACCAATAACCCTTCCAGTAGAGCAAAATCCAAATTTGGTTATCGATTCAATATCTTTCGATGCCGATGACCAAGTTCCTTCTGGCACTTCAATTAACTATTATATCGCTGCAGATGATGGAGCATCTACGGATATCAATAGTTTTAACTGGGTTGCAATATCCCCCTCATCAGCAAAAGACCCTAAGAATAAGAGTGTTATTGATTTTAAATCTACTTCTCTGGTAGAAGCTAATATAGTGAATTATCTTGATAAGATTGAATCTACAAAAACAACTATGGTTCAAATACCTAAAACCATGCAGTTTGGTAATCCAATAAAAAACTACTTTTACGCAAATGATTCAGCGCAATTAAACTTTAATTTGTATAGACTTGCAAAATTTGAAAAAAATATAGATCCATATGAAGCATATATGTTAGAGAATGTTGATAGTAATCAACTTATCTCGTATATAGTTTCAGGTTCATCGTTAGATAGGGCTACTTGGCAGCAGGTTATATCAGGCACAAGAACAGACATTGTCCCAACAACGATTAAAAATACCATTGGTTCTTCTCAAGAATTTTATCAAGCACAAAATATTCCTTATGGCAGTATATATTTAAAAACAAATATTTACTTACAGGAATCATTTACGATAACTAAAAACTTTTTGAAATCACTTTCTGCTCAATATTGGGATGTAAAGGTTTATTTAAATGGAGTTGAGCTTTCAGCACCAGGCACATTAAGTCCTGGAGTCTTGTCTTCTTCTTTAACTTGGAATTTTCAAAAAGGGCAGAATAGTATTATTGTGATAATCAATAAATCTACAAATGATACTTCTGGAGTAGGCACATCATTTAATGGTTCTATATCTTTGATGGAAGGAATTTCTTTAAAAAATATTCCAAATTCAAGATTATATGAAAATTATTTATCCTATGTTAAAGTAGAAGATTTAAGAAATATACATTCGAATAATGATAATGTTTTCTCTATAATAAATTGGGAAAATAATAAAGAAATTGTTTATAGAAGAACAAAAGAAATTTCTCCAGGGACTAGGGTATACTATTATACCAACAACGCACTTAGCCCCAATTCCGTTAGAGTTAGGGCAGACATGTTTAGGGGAAATGATTCATACTCTGCTCCGGCAATAGTATCTTATACATTAAAGTTTAAGCATTAGGATTTTTATGGCAATTTCATACTCAGAAAATAACAAAAGAGAAAATATATTTGAACCTCTTTTATCTAGACAAAGGCTTGTTTATAAGGGCCCAATCCCCTCTGGTGTAATAAACCTTTTTAATGATCAAATTTTTGTAGATTTTAAAAGACTTAACCAGAAAGCGGACGATCTTGATTCTAAAATACAAGATATTGGGGCTTTGTCTAAAAATGATCTAAATCTGGCTACGCCAGATTACTATTTAAATGAAGATTTATTAATGACGTTATATAGCCAGCAGATTAGTTTTGACAGTTTGGCTCAAGAATACGTTGTTACTGACGCTACACCATATTATAATGATAGTTTAATGTTTAATAAACCCCAATTAAACTCCTCTATAATATCTTTTTTAAATAAAAAGCTAGATATCATAGAAGATGGAATGAAGGGCAACTAGGAGACAAAATGCCAGATTACATGTATACGGAAAAAAAGCCAGTTCAATACCATGGCCCTCTTTCCAGCACTGATTTTAATGAAAGAATTGAACAAAACTACGCAGATCTTGTTTATCTATACAACAAGTATGGTGTTCTTGATAAAAAAATAGCAGAGATTATAGAAAGAGTTGTTAAAGAAAACATGTTTTTATCCTCAGCTCTATCTGACCTTCAGGATAGGGTAAGAAATATTGAAAGTATTAATACAAATCAACTTTCAATACATTCAAAAGCTCAGGTTACTTCTTCTATATCATCAACATATTTTGCATCTGCAGATAATCTTTTAGAATTTAATGATTATTATAATAGCCTAACTCTTCCAACAGTATCTGGTTCATCTCATTCTAAAATAAAGTTTGTAAATACAACAAAAGGTCAAATCATACCCGACTTTTTGGAAACAAGAGTAGACACAAATCTTTCTGGTGGTGACGGAAATGGCGCAATGATAGATACTACTCCAGTTCAAAATGCTTTTTTAAATCAATCTGATAAGGTTTGGAGAAGAAACGTAATACTCAATGAACCAAACCCACTTGGTGTAAGTATGTATCTTTATGTTAAAATACCTAACGCATCAATAGGCAATTCGCTTACGAATATGGTAAGCCTTTCTCCATACCCGTCAAGTGGCGTGGATGTAGTCAGAGTTGAATACACTACAGTTGCGTCTCCGTCTCTTACAGACAAGGATATATATCGAAGCTTTAATCCAGGATATTATGATGGAGAATATGATGCGATAGGTAGAGTGGCTCCAGGTGGATGGTCTACTCTTGGGTCAGACACAATAGTAAATTCTGGTCCTGTTAGATTTTATTGTGCAGACAAAAATATAACTGCCGTAAGAGTTCTTTTAAGACAAAGAAACTATATTAAGGAAAACAACGCTTATATATATACGTATGGATTATCTGACCTTGATATAAGATACGAAAAATTCTTACCGACTGGAAAAATTTTTGTTAAATTTAATGCACCAACGGGAAAAACAATAAAACAATTATTAAATGTATCGCCAAAGATATACAATGTTTCCCAGTCTCTGCTATCGAGCGTATTTTCTTATAGGATCTTTTACCCTAATGGTTCAGAATACACCCTAACAAATGACTATAACTCAGACCACGTCTATATAGAGGTTACTTTAAATATGTTGGAGGATATGGTTCCTCCTGTTCTTTCTGACCTTATAGTTGAGGCAGATTATAATCTTTAAGTTATGGTGAAAAAGGGTAAACCTTTTTACTATATATAACACAAGCTTATTCAAGGAGACTATTAAATGGCTACTTATTATGTTGGTCCAAGACCAGTTCTTAAGGGGTTGAATACCAATGATATGGTTAACCCATATAAGGGCACAGCAGGAACCTATTCGTATTACCCACTATTCGCAACAAGTCATGTATTAGATGGCTTCCCAGATAATAATAATATTCCTGGTACCGGAGCACGTCCCGGCAATAGATTCCTATCACAGTTATTTAATGGCACTACTCTTTATGACGGCACTACTCCACTTAAGGGAACATTTCTTAATGGTATAGGTCTTCGTTTTGCCCCTTACCAGTACAAGGGTCTTACTGGCACTAAAGCTCTTGATGGCGGTCATGCTAAAAGAAGTCTTTACTATGGTGGATACAGTAACTATATATTCGACGGTGTTACTTCAGCAGAAGCAATTCCCGCAACCTTTGGCCACGCACCAAGAACCGAAGCACAAGGTGCCCCATACTCGTTTGGTTACTTTAGACCATTTGACGTTCACGGTGTAGATAGTGCAACGATCTTCCCCACAAATTATGGCCAACCAAATCAAACTACAATTTATGGTAGAGCTAATCCAAAACTGTGGGTAGGTGTTCCTTCTGCACAAGTTCTTTAGTCTAAGCAAAAAAAATATTTTCCTGCTATAATTAGCAGGATGTTGATGTCAGATTCCCGCTCCATCGGAGCGGGATTTTGATTATTAATGGGTCGTTTATAAGTTTTGATAGAGGCACAGGGGATTTGATATGTCTATACAACTATTAGAGCAATTGGTAAATGAAAATATATTATCAACTGCTCTTGCCGAAAAATATTTAACTATATATTTAGGCGAAGCACAGTGGGCAGAAAAAATATCTCAGCTTTGGACAGTACAAAAAAAGAAACAGGGTGAAGAAAAGGCAAAAGAATTTATAAAAAAATCTATAGCTTGTGCATGTTTATCGCCATTAATAAATAAATCTGCGATACCAGAAGAAAACCACGTTCTATTATTTTGGGTCAGTGGATGGCCACAATTTAACGAAAGAGATTGGTTTGCTTTGTTTAAGGATATTATAAAAACTGACATGCAGATAGAAAAAAATAGACTCTTAATTCTTCAAGAAGGAGTGTTTGACCACATAGATATACCACCACTAACTAGACAGGCCTATAATTGGCTTTACGAAAAATTAGATAAAGAACATTTTCCTAGTCAAGATAAAAAAGAAGAAGCTGTTCAAAAAATGAAAAATTTAATCAAGATATACGGTGGTGCAGTTATCTGTAATGTCTTTACTAACTATGGACTGAATGTAGAAAAAGTTCTTAATTGGAGAAGTGGATATTTTATAGAAAAAGAAATCCATAAGGTCTATTCAACAGAACAAATTATAAAAATAAAAAAAGCAGAAATGTTTAAAACAAATTCAAATTATATCAAAAGTATTAAATAGGAGAATAAAATGTCAGAAGAAATAGAAAACGGAAATCCAGACCTCGTGCCGATGGCAGCTAAAGTAAACTCAATGTTTAGCTTTAGGCTTACTGACGATTTTATTGCATCCTATAAGGACAAGTATGCTCCGTTTGGATACAGAGATGCTGGTGGAAATTCTGTTGGAGAAATTACATTTTTAAGAACATACTCAAGACTCAAAGAAGATGGGACAAAAGAAACTTGGTCCGATGTATGTGAACGTGTGATCAATGGAATGTACTCATTACAAAAAGATCATTGCAAAAAGAATAGACTTCCTTGGAATGATGCTAAAGCACAGGCTTCAGCTAAAGAGGCGTTTGATAGACTATTTAATCTCAAATGGACACCGCCAGGACGTGGGCTTTGGGCAATGGGAACCAATATTGTGAACGTACAAAAAAACTCAGCAGCACTTCAAAACTGTGCTTTTGTTTCAACTGGAGAAATGAATAAATTTAACCCAGCTAAACCGTTTGCATTTCTCATGGAAGCCTCAATGCTCGGTGTCGGTGTGGGGTTTGATGATAAAGGTGCAGATAAAGATTTTATTATTTACGAACCCAAAGAGTCAACAACTTACGTGATACCCGATACAAGAGAGGGTTGGGTTGAGTCCATGTCTTTTCTTTTAAATTCATATCTAAAAGAAAATCAACCTAGTTATGATTTTGACTATTCTTTAATACGTCCAAATGGTACACCAATTAAAACTTTTGGTGGTATTGCAGCGGGTCATGAACCTCTTGAAAAATTGCATAATCATATTCGCAAAATGTTTAGTGGTAGAAAAGGCGATAAACTTACCCGTATCGACATTGCCGACATTGGCAACGTTATCGGTGTTTGTGTTGTATCGGGAAACGTTCGTCGTTCGGCAGAACTTTTGATTGGAAGATTAGATGACCAAGATTTCTTAAACTTAAAAAACTCAGAACGTTTTCCAGAACGCAATTCATATGATTCATCAGCTCCTGGTTGGGGTTGGATGTCTAATAACTCTGTAGAAACAGTGGTAGGAGCTGATCTTTCTTCTATTGTTGAGGGCATATCACTAAATGGAGAACCTGGAGTTATCTGGATGGACATGTCAAGAAAATATGGAAGACTAGCTGACGGTCCCAATAACAAAGATTGGAGAGTAGCTGGATACAACCCGTGCGCAGAGCAATCACTTGAGTCATACGAGTGTTGCACTCTTGTAGAAACCTACTTAAATCGCCACGATAATCTAGAAGATTATAAGCGCACCTTAAAATTTGCGTACCTATATGCAAAGACTGTTACGCTATTACCAACACACTGGGAAGAAACAAATGCAATTATGCAACGCAATCGTCGAATTGGTGCGTCAATGTCTGGTGTAGCAAATTTCGCTGATCGTGTTGGAGTACCAGCTTTACGTGAGTGGATGGACCAGGGCTATAAGACCGTACAACGTTACGATAATGTTTATTCCGAATGGATGGGTATACGTGAGTCGATTAAAATGACTACAATCAAACCATCTGGAACCGTTTCAATTCTTGCTGGTGAATCACCAGGAGTACACTGGACACCAGGCGGAAAGTTTTTTAATAGAACAATCAGATTTTCTAACGACGATCCGATGTTGCCTTTATTTAGAATGGCAAACTATAGGGTAGAACCAGCTTCTGAATCCCCCACTACAACTTCTGTAGTTTATTTTCCAATTAAATCAGACGCAGCAAGAGCTGAGCGTGATGTGACAATTTTTGAAAAGATGTCATTAGCCGCAACAGCCCAGCGTTATTGGTCAGATAATTCTGTTTCGGTTACTGTATCTTTTGATAAGGACACAGAAGCGCAGCATGTTGGTACAGTATTGCATATGTATGATGGACAATTAAAGACTGTGTCGTTTCTCCCTAGCGGTAATGACACCTATCCCCAGATGCCATATACACAAATAACTGAAGAAGAATATAAACAAGCTGGACTTAATCTATTTCCAATAGACCTTACTGGCGTCTATGCTGGAATGGCAGCAGATGCCATAGGTGAGCGCTATTGTACGACTGATGCGTGTGAGATTAAGTTCATTAAGGATAATGCAAAATAGCACTCTAAATGATATAATGTGTCTATGAATATAGAAAAAACAATAGAGGTTTTAGACAACGGATATGTCAGACTAGTTGATTCAATGGGGTCTGACCTATCTGTTGTTAATGCAGCAAGAGCATCTTTTTCTAAAGAATCAGATGAATGGTCTATTAAAGATGGAAAATTAATTGATTTTTTAGCTAGAGAAAATCATATGTCTCCATTCCGTCATGCATT